AGACCATCTCTTTATATTTATGTCTTTCTAGTATTGGCCTTAAATCGCAGTTTGATAAAAGTATTGCCTGTGTCATTTCATCACATTTAAATAAATACTCTTCATTTAAAGTAATGACTTTAACATAGAAGGAATTATCATTATAATCGATTTCCTCAAAACTTATAGCTGAGCATAATATATTTGAAAAATCTTTATCTATACATAAGACTGATACAACTTTAGAATTTATTATCATGGCCAAAGCCTCACCCAAAGTCCCGCTGTCCATTCTAGACTGCTTTACTCCTGGATTATTCCAATTTATATCATTTAGATCTATCATGCTTTTATTATACTATAATCACTGTGGTTGTCAAGAGAATTGGCATGCCGTTCTTACGCATTGCGGGTCCTGTCTGGCCGTACATGCACCAACGCTAAAACAATCATAATAGTTTACGCTGTTGACATTTGTAACGTCAAAATTTGAGCATGTGTACCTAGTAACTGTACAATAGGTTGACTGCTCTTGCTCTTGTGTTTGTGTTGATAAATTACAGCAGGCATCTTGAACTACTCTTGTCCTTGTTCTGGTTCTAAATTTAATAGCTAGGCATCCAACAACAGAGCATGCACTGTATGGACCGTATGCACTATATGCACTCCAGTCTCCCTCAAAAGTAGGACATGAACAACTTGTAGATTCAGGTGTAAGAGTTAATGTGTCTGGATATGTTGTACAGTCGGTATTTGTGCATGTTCTTGTTTGTGATCTAGTTCTAGATTTTGAACAGTTAACACAATCTGAATAGGCCCCATATTGAATGTCTCCATAAGATCCACATCCAGCAGTACATGTGGGCGGCGCAAGATTCAAAACATTAGAAAATTTAGATGCCGAGCCACCGCTATTACTTGCTGTTACTTGAACCAAATAATCATTACCAATGTTTCCAGAATAAAGGTCCGAAATGTTTGAATTTGTAACATCTCTTACTATTTCTATAGAATCATTGTTAACCAGCTCATACCATCTGTACCTATATGATGTTGGACTGTTTGTCCATGATCCTGATGTTACAGACATACCGACTGACGAAGTTTGAGTCAATACTGGATCTGTTTGGCTAACTGGAGGTTGGACTGCCGCATCTGTTGCAAGGCTGTAGTTTGCGGATGCAGTATTCCCAGTAGAAGATGTTACCGTTACTGTTCCAGAGTAAGTAGTTCCTGCAGTAAGGCCAGTTTTTGCCACACTTGTTGCAGTTGTTCCACTATCGCTAAAAGACCCAGTTAATGCAAAGCTTACTTGATTTGTTGAACTCCAGTTAATTGTTCCTGTGGTTTGAGAGATATTGCTGTTTCCAGCCATTGATATTGTTGGAGTAACTGGAGATATTGAATTTTGAACAGAAACTGTATCGCTTGTAGATATAGTCTGTAATGTTGGAGATACATCAGTATTTGTTGCAGTAACAAGGAATCTGAATGAGCCTGTCGATGTTCCTGAAGATGATGGAAAATCTCCAATTATTGGAGTATATGTTTTTGTATTTGATGAGCCTGCAGATGGATTAGTTATAACTCCAGTTGCATTTGATCCATTTCCGTCTAGCCATTCTAACCCATCATTATACTGAAATTTATATGTTAATGCTGTAGCATTTGTCCATCTATAGTTAGTTCCAGTAAGTGTGGCTGGCATAGAAGCAGAGTTTGTTGCTAATGCTACTCTTTGTGCTATTGATGGTTCATTAACTACATCTGTGCCAAAGAATAGCTTCCATAGCCCGCCAGACTTTAAATATGCGGATGCAACATTTTTCCATACTCCACCTGATTTAAGTTTAATTGATGCAACATTTTTCCATACTCCACCTGATTTAAGTTTAACGGTCACATTAATCCAATCACGGCGTCCATACTAGCAAGACGTCGCCGTTTGCAGTTCTGTCATTTAAATAAACAGATGTATTAAGATTAAATTGTTCTGTAGTAATTGTATACATATTCCTCAAGCCACCAGAGTTTGCAGCTGCTGATCCAGCAACTTGTGCCGACCTTGCTACTTCAACCTGTCTTCCAACCCCTTCGGTTGCATTACCGAGAAGTAGTCTGCCTCCACCTGTTGCAGCATATAAAATATCAGCTCCGCCTGAATCTTCTATTAAAAATCCGCCATCGTTACCACTTGGCTTTATTATTACATTTCCTACTGTCATATCTCCAGTTATGCTTCCAGATTCTGCAGTTATGCTTCCCGTAAAACTTCCAGAAGTTGCAGTAATTGTTCCTTTAACATCAAGTACTGATCCGTTCCATCTAACATAGCTATCTGTGCTTCCAATATCGATGACTGGTGTTGTTCCACTGTATCCTAAAAACCATCCAGTATTGTTGCTTTCCCAGGAAGGCTTGTTGGAATAAATTGCACCTAATCCAGAAGTAAGCTGTACTGCTCTATTTATTGCAGATCCATCAGAGTTAAACGTATCTTTAGTTCTATTATTTGCTGTTCCCGCTAAGGTAAGAGCATCTCCTGCTGTTGCTGCTGCGCTAGTTGCTGTTGCTGCTGCGCCAGTTGCTGTTGCTGCTGCGCCAGTTGCTGTTGCTGCTGCGCCAGTTGCTGTTGTGGATGCTCCAGATGCTGTTGTAGATATTGATGCTATGTCTCCTGGTGTGTACCCTCCAAACGCTACGTTCCCAGAAAGGTCCGCCCTAAAGACTGGAGAGTTTGCACTATTGTAAACTGTAAGGCCAGAAAGAACTTGATATCCTCCAGCCTCAGTAGAGTTTACGTTTGCAGAAGAAAGCTCTATTCTAGAAGAACCAGCGGTTCCAGTTCTTAGCCATGATTGAAATTGTCCGTTTCCAGCAACAAGGTTTTCAATAGATATTAATCCATTTTCTAAATCTATAATATTTGCCTTAGTTGGAGAAACTGCAGTAGAATTTATTCTTGTATAAGTTGTTGTTCCGCTAACTTTATAAGGCGTTCCATCAGCGTTAACTGCAATATAATACAGGTACATTCCAGTAGAATATGCTTGCGTTGAGGTTAAAGTTAAAACCTGCTTTAATACATCTAGTCCAACTGTTACTTTATTAGATGTCTGATCTACCGTCATTGACCCAACTAGTTTATTAGAAATATTAGTAGTTGTGCTAGCACCTAAATCTGTGGTGCTTGCATAGATATTAATTGATTTAAATCCAGTAAAAGTATCTCCAGCATATTCTCCAGTCCAGCTAACTGTAAGGGCAAATGGTGCTGCTGCAACTGATAGTCCAGTTGGTAGTGTTGGAGCCTGAACAGCTACACCATCTTGAACTGTTAAGGTTATTCCCTGAGTTGGATTAGATAAAGTTCCTAACGCTGTTATAGATCTAAGTTTTACAGTATATGTGCCACCTGGAACCGCTATAGATACAGTTCCTTTTTCCTTAAAAAATGCTACTGGATCTGAGCCATCACCAAATGTATCGTTAGCATCTTCTAGATAGACGTTAACTCTATCTACTCCAACCATATTTACACCAGTAGAATCTTTTCCATTCCAATATATAATTATTTTACCTGGTGCTGTTTTAAAATCACCACTAAATATTTGTGGTACTGGAACATTTGATTCTCCTGGTGTTATTAATTTTTTAGAAGATGACCATTCGCTAAAAGTTTTATCTTTATACTTCCATCTAAATTGTATTGGGTAAGTTTCTGCTGGGCTAAGGTCTGTAACTGTTAGTAGAAAATAGTTTCCGTCTTCTTTAATTTCTGAAGTGTCTTTAAGTAAATCTTTATATGCCATTTTAGAAACTCAAATCCAGCTTATACTCTATGTCTACCTGTCTTCCGTTTAATTTAATTAAAGGAGTGCTAAGTACAGATCTGCTTATTAAGCCATATATTGGATCAAATGTATCTTCGTCGTTTATTCTTATCCCGTCAAAAAGTACCTGGGCTACTCCGCTTGTAGGTGTTATTTGAATACCTATTTTTGTAATGTTATTTTTTTGTGGGCTGCCGACAACGTTTGAGAATAATGTATTCATTGATATTGTTGCAATCTTATCTCCAATTGAAGATCCAGATATTTGTCCATAATAATAATCTGTGTCGGTACTATAGAATTTAATTCTGAAAGATGAAAGGTTTAAATCAGATTGTCTGTATGCTACAGTTAGTGCATCAACAGAGCTATATCCAGAAAGGTCTAAAAGAGCATTTGTTTTATATTCATTAACGGCACCTGTATTTGATGTCATGCCAACCAAGAAATCTCCGACTCTGGCATCTGATATTACTTCCTGTGAGGAAGATCCAAGGGTATCCTCCCAGTCTGCTGGATTAGAAAAATCAGATATAAATCTACTGTCATAATTATTTGTTCCAGTTTTTGTTAAAGGATATAAACCAACTTCTTTAACAATACCAGATATATCTTGAGGTAGGGTTGTTTTGAATACAGCAGAATAAGTAAATACAGGCTGTCCATTTCCGTCCACACCATTTTGCTGAATGTCTGTACTGGAAAGAGTAACCTCTGTTCTGTAAAATTCAAATCCTAGTCGTGAATCATTTGCGGTTGCGGCAGTAGAATCTATGCCTATTGCTACTTCCTTTGATAGAGCATTTACATTGCCAGCTATAACATTTGTTAAATAGCGCTTTCCAAATTTAGTAAGGATGTTTTTTGATCGGCATACTTCTTTGCCGTCTTCATAAAAAATATATGTGCCTTTTATCATTTATTCTCCGCTGGGATCATTATATATCCTTGCGTCAACCCCCTGTACGTTAGACTTATCAGAACTTGAATTTCTAATTTTAATAACAGCTTTATATTTTGTAGCCTTAGTAACTGAGTCATAATACTTTGTATAGGTTATACTTTCAATATCCGTCAAATCAACTTTATCTACGGACTCATCGCCTGAGCCACCCTCGCCATCGCCTTCTAAATATTTTTCTGTAGACCTAAATGGCAATGTTAAATAATTTTCAATGTCGGTTGCTTTTCCAATTAAAACTTCTCTAGGATTTAGCCACAATAGGTCAGGGCTGTTTTTGGGAAGGACAATTGGAAATCCATGTGTTATTTGTTCCGACGGGATATTTTTTACCATTTTTTTATTATACCATTTGATCAACTACAATGATCTACATAGTATAGTTGTCTCCAATCCTTGATCAAATGATTGTGTAATATTAGTTATAATAAACTTTTTTGCTGAAGATCCGTCAAGGCCCTGATTAGAATATTTAACTGTAATAATGTCTCCTACAGAAAGCAAAGGGTTTCCAAATACAGACATGCTAATGATTTGACCCCTATTAATAAATTTAGACTTAATCCACTCAGCTATATTCTTTGCATCTTTTTGATTTTGAATCCACTTTGAAGTAAAAACTAATGGTTCTGTTGTAGTATATAGATCTGTATCGTCTGTATTATATTCTACCTGTCCTGCCGAGCTTAAAGTATTTCCAATTAAATAAAAACTGTCGCCCTTGCTGGACTGTAATGGTATTGATGTAGAAGATGTATTTAATACATATGCTTCGGCAGAGAAATTAGATGTTTTACTAGCAATAATTTTAGCAAATTTATTTGATCCAACTGACCATTTTATTGGAAAGGAAGGTCTAGCAGAAAACTTTGTCTTAACATAAGCAATCTCTCTAACAACTTTACCAAATTCGTCTACGGAATCTTGGCTTTTAGCATAGTCGTCTTCTCCAGAATTAAAATTATAGAATGTCTCTCCAAAGTTAATATCTAATAAATCGTTTGAGAATTGACCAGCATAATAATTAACATTTGATTTCATTTGATTATATTGTTTTTCAGTAATGCTTTTAGCATATACATAGTCAAAAAATGTTTTGCCTTGTTCGGAAAAAATTCCAGTATGATTTGAAACAAGGCTATTCCATGCATTTCTGTCTGTAATTATATGTGTGCCAGATATCTTAAATCCATTTATATAAGCATCAATAAAAACTTTATAGTTTGCATAATCAACTTTGACCTTTATGTCTATGCAATAAAACTTTCCACCCAGAACTTTATCTAGCCTTTTTACTGGATCTGTTTGTGAGTCTGCTATTTTTTCTAATTTTGTTCCGTTCGCAAAGTACAGGTTGATTGTATTTCTGTCTCCAGTTGCAGCAGATCCAGTTGATTCTACTTTAAGATAATACCCGCTTTTTGCAGTATTACTTAAAAAAAATCCAATTCCTGAAGACTGATGAGGAGCTTCATTTAATGGTTCCATATAAAGAGCTGTTCCAAATATATAATATTTATTAGCAGATGTTGGGTATGTGCCGCCTGGGTATGTGGTTCCTGCGAAAAATCCGTTTGGCGTAGGGGTTGAATCAAATTGTCTAGTTGCTACTACAAACTTATTTATTATAGGGGCTGCGCTGCCGAGCTGGAAGTAGGATTTATTTGAAGATACTTTTATAGGATCTGTTGTCCTTGAAAAATATGAACCGTTTGCTGAAATAGTAGACATTGTAAAATAATATTGTGTAGATATATTTTGAACAGTGCTTCCATTTACCTTCTGTAATGTTATATTGTAAATTCCTCCAGCCATTAACCCAGAAAAAGTTTTAATTCCTTCCAATGGGATTATATCTACTATAATTTGGCTACCTACATTTTGATAGGATACAACTCCTGCTGTTTTACTTTTTACCTGTCTTTGAAAAATTACTCTATATTTTTCTGGTACTGTTGATGAGTCATATACAGATAGATCTACAGAGGTATCAGATTTTTGAGAAACAGTTAAATAGATTTCTGGTTCGCCTGCCCCTCCACCGTCTATTAGATTTTGTATAAAAGCCATTAAAATATAACCTCTCTTACTGTCCATTTTTTTGCCTTGGATTCTTCAAGCGTGTAATGGGCTATTGCTTTTGTACCCAAAGCGCCTCTACCAACTAGCTTACCATAGCTATCTTTTTTAATCCTGTACTTCCCATTAGGCTTAAAGAATGCCGTCTCCTGATATTTGTTAAAGTCTGCTGCACCAGGCTTTGAATCAGAACGATATTGATTTAAGTCAGAGGCAGAAGTTATCCATACATTACCAACGGGATCGCCATTCTTTTTTACATATTGATATCCTATTGCGTCATATTCTATTATTTCAGAATCAATTAAAACAAATCCGTTGTAGCTGTAGAAAGACTCTATCTTAGAATATGGATCAATTGTATATAAATTTATTAAAAACTCTTCGCTTTCACCTGTTATTCCACCAGCCGTAATATCTTCTCCTAAACCTCCTGCGCTAAGAGAATAGGCTGGGGAGGTCCACAAGGCACTACCTCCTCCAATATAAGTACTTGATATAGGAGTCTGCCATAAAACTTTTACTGAATTTGAAGAAGGTATTTCATTTTTTGAAAATGAGATTATGTTAGGCAGCACACCGCCATCTTGCGATTGAGTAAATTGCCAATCGATTTCTCTTGATGTATCATAAATTGCGTTTCTAGTATAAATCTGAAGTACGCCATTCTTATCGAAGAAAGCATTTGTTTGACTATCTTTACATAATTCTTGTAGCGCTTCCCAAACTGTCTGTGTATCTTGCGTCCACCAATGGTTTAAATTAGTTATAGAGTCATCTGTGCCGTCAACGCCGTCAACGCCGTCAACCTTTTTTATATTAAAATTGTATTTAGTAAATCCTACTGAATCAAGTAGTCTCATGATAACTGTAATGGAAGGGAAATCTTTACAAAGTATGTCTGGACAGAATGTATCCATCAATTGTTTAGATCCGTCTAATGCTGTTATTGTATAGTCACCATGCTCTGAAATTTGATATGTATCTATATAAAATTCTCCCTGCAAATTTTTATCATAAGGGCTAGATGTTGTGTCAATAGCTCCGCCTGGATGATATATTTTAAAGAATGGAGTAAGCAGTGCATTTTTTACCAGATATAATTTGGTTGAATCAAAGCTAGTAATTGTTCTTTCATAAACTTGAGGGATTAATGTTGATGAAAATTGGCTGTAGTTTGCTAAAGACATTTCAAGTGTATTTGAATTTACTATTCCTACTGGCAAAGCACTTCCATCATCTGCAGATGAAGATTGATTAATAGACATTGATATTAAATCAGATGATATATCCTTAACCAACCTTGCAGATATTTCAATTACGCCTATATCTGCACTTGGTGTTATTCCTTGAGGAACCAAAGCATTAAGCTGTATAGATTTTATTTCTTGTGTATTTGAATAGGATGTCGGCTCATTTTTACTCCATGTTGTTCCATTATAATAAATAGCTACTTCACCATTCCATCCAGCACCAAAATCGGTAAGGGTCAGGGCAACATTTGAAACGACCTCGCCATTTGATTTTGTTATAGATACCCAAGCAGATGTGGGTTTGGAATGATATTTTTCAAACTTAATAACTATCTTGTTTGCTAATGCATGTTTATTGCCAACTGGAATTGAACCAGATTTTTTGCTGGCAGTCCATGATGTAGAATCGTGTTTATATGTTACCTTTAGTGCAATATTTTTATTCTTTGCTCCCACCCAATACTTATAAGCATTAGATATTCCTGGATAATATATTCTTGGTTTATCTGTAGGGTAGGGGACAGAGTTATATTTCTGTGGAACATCTCCTCCCGTTCCAACAGAGAGGTTATCTCCGATTCCAGGAATAGAATATTTTATTCCGCAAGAGGATGGCCTCATTGTCTGTACAACAGATTCTAATGGGAATAGTTTTTTAAATGGTATAGGGCCATCTGATTGATAGGAAACATCTGCTCCGTGTGGACGAGTAGAATAGTCTTTATGAGTTATCTGTGCCCTATATGCAGCATCTGAAGTATATCCAGAATCTACCTCGACATTTGATACAGATATACCATCAATTAAATCATTCATGTTGTACTCAATAAGGCAAGCAGGATCAAGTTTTACTGCATGGTCTTGATAAAAAACATTTTCTAAAGTTGTAGGCATTTATTATACCTCTTCCAGAGATAGGGATACCGTCCAAAATTCCTGCGGCACAGCGACAGTTTGTGCGGATGCAGTATAGTTAACATATTTACTTACGGTTGCCCCAGATAAACTAGTTACAGAAACTCCCGCTGCGGAAGTAAGTGGAACGGTAATTGTATCAGTAGTAACTGCAGATATAACAACACTTGATAAATTAAATATGCTTGATGCAGATCCAGGCTTTCTATACTTTGTTGTAATGCTTCCAGGAACTAAGAAATAGGTTGATGTTGCATATGCAACTCTGGCAGAAGAATTATTGTAATCTGACGGAGTAATTCCAGTAATTGAAATAATGTCATTTTTGGCGAATGTATTGTTGGAGGTATATTTTATCATTCCAGTGGACCAAGTGTTATTTACTGCATCTCCCGTAGCAGCCTCGTCTAAAGGAATATTACTATTTGTTTTAGCAAAAGATACGGAAAAGTTAGTAGGTACAGCAGTAACTGTATGGGTTCCATTAAATGCCGAATTACTACAATTTGATATGGTAATTGAATCTCCCACATTCCATGCATATGTACTAAACGTAGAATCGCTAAAGGATACTGTTGCTATATTGCTTGTTAGCTGAACCGCAGTAATCGTAGCAAGATGAGAGATAATATTATCTCCAGTAAGTTTTTCTGCATTTGTTATTGTAGCAGTAGATCTAATTCCAGATATACTTACTCTGTCCCCAACTTCTAGGTCATGTCCTGATGATGTGTATTTAACATTTGTGCCAGCTGTTGGCTCAAATCCAGTAACGCTAAATTGAGTAGCTTCTGAATAAAGGGTAGCGGTTCCTGCGGAACTAAGTACCACAGTTGCCTGCGATGATGTATCTGCTATTGTAAAATAATAATCTGTTGCAGAAACAATATCTACGTTTGTTTTGTTATAAACAAGGGACGCTTGTGCTCCAGTAAAAGTGGCGGCTGCAGACTCTGTTCCTACTACGGAAAATGTATCGGTAGTTACATTAGTAATAACAGCCTTAGATAAATTATATCCCGCAGTAGAAATGCCAGTAATATTAACAACGTCATTTACTAAAAACCCGTGAGCGGTTGCGGTATATGTTATTTTACCTGCTGCAGTTGATGCAGCAGTAATTGTTTTAGTTTTAAATCCAGATATGCTAACTACATCTCCAGCCGAGAATGTGTTGCTTGCGTAATATGTAAAATTTGTTCCATCTGAAGATGCCTCTGTTACTGAAGCGGTGGTACCAGATTTTGCCACAGTAAATGAAGTAGCGCTTCTTGAGGTAATAGCTGCCTTATAAACATTATATGCCTCTGTGTCAAATCCTGATACTGTAACAATATCATTAACTGCAAAAGAATTAGATGCCGTATATGTGATAGAAGATCCATTATTTGAGGCGGCAGTAATTGTTGCTGATTTAGATACTATGTCAGAATAAACATTTCTTTTCATTAGCTCGCAGGTAAAAGATGAGAATACCATAGTAAAACTATTTTCTGTTGATCCAGTTGTGGTGCTTGTTTTTAATTTAACATTAAATGTAGATGTTGTAAGTGACTCATAAAATGCTTTGAGGTCTAATGCTCCATATCCGCCATCTACAGTATAATTTGAATATGATGGAAGCATATTCCATGAAACAGTTAATGTCTTTTTATCTGCAATAAAGAATCTACGCAATGTGCCATTGCTCATTCTTTGAGACTTTTCAATTCTATTATAGCCTATTCCTACTGGGTTTCTATTATGCTCAGAAAGGGCAATATCGTTAAACTTAATAAGTGAGCCAACTGGCAATGTTATAGCTGTCATTTAATATTTTCTCCCATATAACATTGTAGCATTATTTGCCCACAACTCTAGTGCCTGGTCTACCCATTGAAGCATTATTTCTAGCATCTATTATCTTCATTTCGGCCAAAACTTGTCGTGTTGCCATATTTGCAATTGCCTGCTCATCCATTCCTGGGGCGGCATTAATTACTGGTGCAATATTATATGAGATTGAAGGTTGTGAATATGATTGTGCATTAGGATTAAATGGATTCATGCTAGCAGGAACTACTGCCTCATTTTTATGAAGCATAGCAAGCATATCTGCTGGAACCATATTAATACCATTTTCAAATTTAGGTATAGGCAGATTAGAATAGTATGAAGGATTTACGTATCCTCCACTTGCAAATTTTTGAAGTAGAGAGTCAGGATAATCTTGTATCCTCCATGTTTTTGCTCTCTTTGTGTCTGCTGGCGTAAAGGATCCGTTTTTGTATCCAGTTTCTCCATCACTACTTAGGAAGAACTTCTCAAGCTTTTTGTGAAAATTTTCAGTGGAGTATGTGGGACTCCAGATATTCCCCGCAGGGCCAGGCCAGGTTGGGTTTATTTTAGGACTTGGCCCTATTCCACCACTTGGCCAGTAGTATAATTGTTCTCCATATGGACGATCAATAACATTAAGAGTATTTGCATCTGGCACCGTATAAATAGTTTGGCGTCCATAAGGGTCATATGGCGTGGCACTTACGTCACGAGCTGGGGGATCACTTAATTCAAAAAACTCTCCAGAATTATTTGCATTTTTGGCCCACTTTTTGCTACCCCACCCAAAAATGTTATACGCTGTGTTGGGGTATAGGGTTGATTTTGCATACCTTGTTTTTTGTCTAGGTATTGAGTTTGCAGCATCTCTTAGTGTTCCAGTAAAATTTCTTATTTCTTCCATTGGTTGTGGGTAATAAAGATCATCTATTATTCTTTGTTTAGGGTTATAGAATTTTTCTCCCTCTGGCCAGTAACGACGCCAGTCAATTTTTGGTTTCCAAGGAGTGTCCTCCCCTTCATACCATTTAATATCTGGTGTCCAATCTTCTTCAACCTTGCCACAATCTAGTCCTACGCAATCTCCCTCATCTTCTGGATCACCTTCGTCAATTTTAATAGTAATACCGTCACCTGGTAATTCAGAATACCATTCTGGATTTTTTGTATCTTTTCCGAATGGCTTTGATGGGTTATATTTCATCATTGCTTGAGTATCTTTACTCTTTACGTCAAATTTATACTTTGGATAGCCCCAGTTAGATTTATTTACTGCTTTAAATAAGCCGCTAGCATCCTTAGCATCACTATCTCTAAGGGCTGCAATTATGTCTTCATATCCATTATTAGGGAAGCTTAATGTTTTCATAACCGCTTCCAGGCCTTGATTCCAAGAGGTGTAAGCCTGTACTCCCGTTCCAGTTTTTGCATTAACTGTATTTACTTTTGTAGATCCTGGAAGTACCAATGTTGTATTCAATGGATTATGCAAGGCTCTGTTTTGCCAGTGTCCGCCTTCTTGCATTGCCCATGCCTGTATTCCTTGAATTAAGGGTTCAGTTGGAGTTCCTCCATAGGCTGTTATCAAAGCTCTTGCAAAATCACGTGGAGTCTGAATGTCTAGTGCTTTATGAGGTATTGGTTTATTGCCCGCTATGGGTGGCGGCGGTTGATTGCCTGATGTAGGTGGCGTTGGTTTGCTACCTAACATAGGCAGTCCTAAAATTTTTGCGTATGTTGTATTTAAAAGATCTGGCATACTAGTTTGATTTTCGTAATCAAAGCGGTCCGATATTAACTTATAGTTAGACAAGTCCCCTACTACAGCTTTTGCTTTTTTTGGATCTGAGTAAAGGTCTCCTATACTAATACCTAAGTAATCAGCTAGGGCTGCGTCAGTATTTTTCCCTTTAAATCCCTGTAGGTATGCACTAAACCTATATTTTGAGTCTTGAGCATGAATATTTGTTCCGCCGTCTCGGGTTTGATATTGGCCAATATCTGTGTTTGTTTTAGAAAGATCAACTCCATATTTTGAATAAGCGTTCTTTAAAAATTTTGTAACTGAATTTGGTTGGACAATCTTATTCATATATCCAGCATTATACATTTCTGACATAATTGCCCCAGAAAGCATATCGGCATTCATTTCTCCCATGTTTCCCATAATGTCCCAGCCTTTGGTTTTTCTAGAAAGCGGTTTACCCTTATAGTCTGTAAATAATTTAGATTTAACAGTAGAGTTGTCATCATCAATTTTGCTGTAACCAAGTCTTGTTTGAAGCGTATGCCCAAACTCATGGTTAAGTAATGCTAATACGCTCATTTTATAAGTATCATCAGTTAAGATTTTGCTAGCCATAAGATCAGAATATGTTTCGAAATCAGCATCTTTTTTAAGCATGTCTGGAGTCAGTTGAAGCCTGTTACGGAAACCAGAATCAGATGGGAGGATTAATTCTTTCATATTTGCGACACCAGTTACTGGCTGCATATAAATTAATGAGCCATCGTTAGGCAGATCCTCCATGTCTTGTGTCGCAAATCCGTAACCGTAAGTATCAAGCCCTTTTGAGGTAATTCCTCCAAGCAAAGACCCCCAGCTTCTTGACCCTACAATTTCTAAATCAGTTACTATTGGATTTTCCAGTAATGATGGCTGTTTCATTAATTTAAATACATTTTGGTATTTAGATCCATAGTATGTATTAAGAAGACCAACCCAGCTGTGCATAAGATCAGCAACTTTTCTTTCATTTTCTGTAAAATCTCCTACGTGCATTTCTACCGTGTCTTTATTTTTATCGTCTCCTCCAACAACCCAGTTGAATTTTTCTTTTCTTGCAATTTCCCGTGGGTCAAATGGAATAGGTACTTGTGGTGCAAATGGTAGATTGCTAATAGCTCCAACTGGTCCACCGTCGTGATAGTTACCAGGTATGAGCTGTTTAAATAAATCTTGAATTACTTCTCCTGGAAGCTGTGCAAGGAAGTACTCTGTTTGTCCTGGAAGATCTTTCATCCCCATCCTGCGCCATACAGTATTCCAATCAATGAGTTTAGGAACAACATCTACAAACGATGTGGCTAATCTTCCAAACTGCTTCATCTCTCCCTGGAATACTTTACCATTTGCAATATCACGTTCTGCTTGCTTGTACATCTTTTCATCTTTTGGATCCATCCAATTGGTGTACCCAGTTCCATATCCAGCGATATACTTGGCACCAGTTATTGCGCTTGTTATTATGTCTTTAGGCATACCTCCCAAATATTTAAATGGTTTTGCGAGTAAGTTAAAAATAGGATTATCGATTGCAGCTGGTGAAGGCATTGGCCCTGGAAGTCTTGTAGTAGACTTAGGCATTCCGCCAGTTGCAAGCCTCTGTGCATTAAGAGCATCAAAAGTACCTACACCATATTTTGCGACTGAGGATGCCTTAATTACATATTCTCCATCTGAAAGCATGGCGGGAATAGAGTCAGATGTTCCAGTTCCTGGACCTGTGACATTTCCGCCTGGCATAAAGTTTTTAATCATGCCACCTGCATAATATCCTGGAATCATTCCGCCATAGTTCATATAATAAGGAACTGAAGGTGTTATAAGTGCTGAAGTATTTACTGGTCCGCCATTTGCAAACTTCTTAAATTCTGGTGTTGCTGATCCAAGCAGCATCCCTTGATCTTTCCCTGAAGTACGTTCTGATATTCTTCCGTCTCCGTATTGTCCTATAGTCCTGATAATCTTACCTACTCCAGAAACTATAACAGCATGGTCTGGAAGGCCATCTTTTTTGTAGCCATATTCATCTTTACTGTCCCAGTCATACCAAGCTAGGTCGCCAACCTTAACATTTGCTAAATTTTCTTTATTAGTTAAATCATTAAAAAGACCCTTTTTCTTATAGTCTTTAATTGCTTGAATTCCGCTAAACATTTTGCTGGATAGACCAACACCAGAATTTTTTGCCACCCATGCAATAAACATTCCACACCAGTCAAGTATGTCTGACCCTAGCTTGTAATTTTCATTTCCCCATAAGCTAAACTTAGTAGCGTTTGAATCCACTCCTTTAGGGTAAAAATCTGTGTGCAGTTGATAGGCATGATCATATCCAATTTGGCTTCTAGCAATATCAAGGAATCTTTGTAAAGATCCCATTGGTGACTTAATGTGATCTATTGGATATTCTGTTTCAGGTGCGGTAAAAAATTGTCCTTCTTTTCTTACTTTTTTAACAGCAGCATAGTACTCTCCAATTGTTTTAAAATCTTTTGGGTCGAGTGACTTGGGTTTAAAGATTGATCCATATGGTTTTACTGGGAGAGATTTTCCATCGCCCACTGATATTGATGATATATCCGCTAAGCCGCCATCTTTAAATCTCCCAGCATTAAGTGCATCAAATGTTTGTGTTCCATATTTCTTTACAGAGTCCGCCTTGATTACATATTCTCCATTTGAAAGCATTGCAGGAATAGAATCAGATGTTCCAGTTCCTGGGCCTGTAACATTTCCACCTGGCATAAAGTTTTTAATCATACCGCCTGCTGCTTTTTTAACAGGCTCAACAATAAGGTTATCGTTGGCTTGTTGTTTTCTAACAATTCTATAAAGAATATTATCTTTTCCAAGGAACTGCTTACCATCAGGGATTCCTGGGGCATAAATGCCAGAATCTAGATAGTCTTTCATTGTTATAACAAGATTTTTTGTGCTTGGGTCTTTTGCGGGAATAAGGTTTGTTATAGTAGAAACATTTTTTCCGCTAGCAAGCTTTTCTATAGCCGAAGCTGTTGCTGTATCTTGAACTTGAAGTTTTCCAGATACTACTTTAAAAGAGCTTGTAGCAAGTGATTCCAGGGCGCCAAATCCCATGGGCTGCATTGAACCTTCATAATTTCCAGTAGGAGACATTGTTAGATATTTATTTGCTAAATCAACAAATTCTTTTACTCCGCTATCCCTTAATTGCTTAGCTATATCTGCAATTATTAACTTTTCGTCCGCCGTTACTCCAGCCATTCCAAGTCCCAGAGCCTGGAAAAACATGTCATAAAGACCTTGCAGATTAGCCTTCTTAGTCTGCTGAGAACTTGCAGCAGAAAGCTGTTTTTCTAGAGATTTAGATAATCCATCTAGTGCTGAAGTTAGGCCCTCTATTAAATCTTGCTGCTTTTTAATGTCCTTATCTGCTTTAGCATCAATTGCAGTTTTAGCAAGGTCTAGCTGCCTTGCACCAGTCATTGACTGTATATCTAATTGTGCTTGTGCCGCTCCTGCCATATTTCCAGAAGCTAGGGCCTCTGAGTATTCTATTTGCTTCTTTTGAATTTGTAGGAGAAAGTCTTCTGCTTGTGTTTCTTCTTCTAGCGCTCTTTTCTTAGCATCGGCTTCATCTTTAATTTTTTGAATATTTTTTTGTCTTAACGCTATTTCTTTTTCAATGCTTTCTTTTGTTTTGTTAGCATTTTTAATTAATTGATTAGCAGTAATATTTCCAGTTTTTGAAATTAAATCTGCGGCAGAACCAATTAAAGAATCATTTGACGCTAGATAATCTTTCTGCTGTTCGAGTAAAAGAGATATGGTGTTGGCTGTTTCTGAAGACATATCTTTTAGGTTAAATGTTATGCCAGATGTAGAAAGCTTAATCTTTGCCCATATGCCTGAAAGTGTATCTGTGGAACTAATTACATCCCTTAGACCTTCATTTTGTGCAAGTATCTCTTCCAGTCCCTTTTCACCTATTGCTTGGTTGGCTGTTTTAGATATTTGACCCAATACTTTCTCATATGCCTGTGATGACGTTAAAGCTTTTTTAGTCTTATCGTCTGTTTTGATAAATGACTGTTGTAAATTATCCAAGGCGTTGACTGCAGTTTGTAGTGCAATTGGAAGCTGGTCAAAATTGCCTTCTTTTATAACATTAGAAAATGTTTTTACAGTTACATTTGTTGCAGATATTTTGCCTTGTATTTTACCAAATCCTCTGTCGCCTAATATGTCTAGTGCATACGCAGACTTGTTAGAATTCATAATCATTGCTAATATAATTTCATTAGCTTCTTCTACTGACTTGCCAGTAGCTACCATTCCTGCCTTTAAATTGGTAGCTCGTTCTATGGCCTCTTCATTTGTGGCTTTATCAAACATTTTAATTTCATCTGGGAAATCTTTTGCTACCTGCTTTTTAAGCTTTTCTAGTTCTGGAACTGTTATATCAATTCCTTTACCTTCTGCTTTTGTTTTACTATATCTACTTGCAACTGCTTTAGCAAGCATTAAATCATATTTTTGTTGATAGCTATCCATTTCGGAGCCAAGCTTTTTATACTGAAGTCCTAGTTTTTTAGCAGACTCTTCAGATATTCCAAAACCAGAAGTTACTATTCTTCTGTGTTCATTAATCGTATCGTTGACTGTTTTAATTGCAAGTCCGACTCCGACTATTGCAGCTAAAAGTTTAAGTGGTCCTGGCAGTTTTATAAAAAATTGAAAAGCTTTAGATAGAAGAGATGTTTGATTAGCTGCCGCTCCTGCTGCTTTTCCTACTCCTGAGAACTTAGCGATAAGGCCTTTAAGGGCCGCATCTCCTGCTGAATACCCAACAAGCGAGCCTAGAATACTTCCAAACTGGTTGCCTCCAGTTAATTTACCTCCAAGCTCGTACCCTAGCGTACTTCCACCCATTCCGCCCAGGAATCCTGCAACACCCATACCTCTTGGAGTCTTCTGTGGGCCTTCGGGAACTGAAACAGATCTAGAAGGAAGTTCTCCAGAAGCCCTCATCTGATCGGCTAGTGTTGGTTGAGCAAGCGACTGTGCCCAGCCTGGAGGGAGCTCTCCATAATTTATTTTTCCGCCTTTTACAACTCCTCCTAATGCATAGTTAGGTATTATTCCGCCACTATTTTTAGGAACAAATAACTCTGGGCCTCTTTCTCCCACCATATAAGGTGTTGCTCCGCTAACTGGTCCACCCATTGCTCTTCCTTCAACAATAAGTTTTTTGCCATCAAAACCAGTAATTATAAATCTTCCTCCGACCAAAGATTCTTGTTCTGACCTGTATCTTCTGCTGGAAATTCCTCTACTCCAGTCTTGTCCATAAGGAGCCTGGAATTTTTTATCAGGGAACATCTCCGAAGTAGGAGTAACTCTTCTTCCAGATAAAGATGCCTGTAATACTAGTCCACCACTACCAGGGGCAAAGAACTGTGCCAGTCGTGGATCGGCTGTAAATGATGCCCTTCTCATTATAAAAGCTTTGCCTATTAATTGAGAAAAGTCTCCAGTTGCTCTAGCCCTTTCAATAGCTTCAACAATATGTTTTGGAAGTGTATCTGCTACAGATTGAGGAGTCATTCCTCTATATAAAGTACCTCTAAAACGTCTAGATACTGATTTAAATAAGGACTGAATGCTTAGTGGATGAGAATTTAATCCTGTACGACTTTCTTCTCTCATTCTAGCAAGTACTGCTTTGTCTCCCGCCATATATCTTTCAATTAGATATCTAGGATCATTAGACATCATTGGTGAAATACCTACTATCTGCTTGCCGCCTCTTTGAGAAGGTATGCTGTATGAAAGGCTTCTACGAACTCCTTCTGATCCAATATCTGCTTTACCAATAAACAGAGGTCCGTGTAGAGGATCTGTATTTGTCCAATCATGTTTTTGAGTTGCAGGAGAATAAGGAGATGGTGTTTTCCACCTTGAGGTTAATCTAGCTATAGCAGATGCAGCTAAAGCTGGTATTCCATAATTTAATCTATTTCCTGAAACCATTCCTCCAGGAACAATTCCTCCAGCATTAAACGAATGCATTGACCCCTTTGTATAAGAACGAGAAAGGGCAGATATCTCTGCCTGCATAGAAGAGTCTACTATGTTGCCCCATTTTGTTTCTGTAAGGCTAGTATCCTTAAGCCTATACATGGCTTTATTTATTCTTGCTAATGTTTTACCAGCAACTCTGTAAGCAACCTTATATGGTACTCCAGAATTTAATAGATGAGAAAGCAAAGATATGAAGTGTTGCGGCTGTCTTTGTGAGCTAAGCCACATTGCTCCAGTTGCGCTGCCATTAAGTAGAGCGGCATTAAAGTCTTTTGTAATCGTGATTAAATTATCTGGCAGTACTTGATATTTCTTTGATGCAGTTGCTCCGCCTGGCATTGATCCAAATCTTGACTCAAACTGAGAACCAGTTAATACTCTACTAGAGCCTTGTTCAGGTAGACCCTTAAACTGCTTTAAGAATTTGCTAGTAATAACATGGCCAAGAACTTCGTCCGAATCTCTTTCTCCATGTCTTAAGGCTCCGCCATGTACACCCCATGTACCACTTGATCTTCTGAATAAAGAATGATATGTTTCTGGACCAAATTGAGATCCTGGGTCAAATGTTCTTGGAGAATTACTTGCTCTAGATCCAGATGATCTTGTATCGTATATTCTTCTAGCACCCCTAGCCATGCTAGGATTCCATCTTCCTAATTTAGATAAGATATCTATTGGAGAAACCCTAACTCCATAGTTAAGTTTTTTACTTGATACTCTTCCGCCTAACATTCCTCCAGAATTTAATAATTTAATTACGCTACCAGAGTTTGCCTTTTCGAGAGTCGGCATTATTTCTTGTGCTATTTCTGGTGGGAAATATGTTTCTCCTGGTGTTAATATGGCTGGAACAATTTTACCGCCTGCATTTTTTGAATTTTTGGCCAGGTTAACAAGATCTGGATTTACCCTGGAAGAACTTTGATTTAATATAAATCCGCCTTCACGCAATACTGCTGGTGTATTATCATAATCAATAGAGGTATCACCTGGTACAACATTTCCATGAACTTCTGGGTTATATACTTTACCGCCCATGTTTCTTCTAATAGGAATTGTTGTATGGGTTGAATATCCTGCTCCCCATGTTCTAACACCCATGAGTCTGGCAAGGTCATCTACGAATGATCTTGTCTTTCCTTTTTTAAATAGCTCTCGCATATTTGACTTACCAGTTTTTGGATCTACAACTGGTTGATCTAATGTAGGAACTCCAGTAAGAACTGCGGTTCTTCCAAGTGAGGATGCCGTTCCCATAGTTGCTTGAGCCATTAATTGCTCAACTTGAATATTTAATGCAATAATTCTTTGTCTTGCTGTTTGAACAGATATAGTTCCAGCTTTTGCTTCAGCAACAATAATAGCGGATTGTCGTGCAGCATTTTCTGAAATGGATGTCATCTGCGGAAGAAGTGATCCGAAGGCCTGAGTGAATTCTGATGTTACGGTTCCAGTTGTTCTTATCTGAGTTTTCATTTGAGCAACTTCGGTCTTTGTCATCATTGATAGAGCTCCTATCATTGTATGCCATTTAGCTGCCTCTGATGATACAACGCCAGTTGATACTGTTCCCGATTTTCCTAAAATTGTTGTTAAGCCAGGTACTGATGGTAAATCTCCTGATGCAAATATTTGTGGGTTTGCACCGACTGCTTGATTAACTGGTATTGGTGCTGGCAAGAAACTGTGAATTGTTTGAGCGGCACGTTGTTCTGGAGTCATTCCAGATCTTGGTACCATGTGTGCGCTGGCACGTGTGCCAGCTGGACCGACTAAAGGATTTCTTGGATCTACTATTCTTGGTATTCCACCGCCTCCGCCGCCACCACCATCATCTCCTGGAGGCTTTATTATACTTCCAGCAACAGTTGAAAGCATTGGCTGTACAGAAACAACTCCTTGAGTCATCTTTGATTGAATAGAGGTCATTCCAGCAGATAAAACTTGAAGTGCTTCTGCTAAAGCTAATGCTGCTTTTGCGTCGCTGTAAAATGTTTTTTCTATTAAGCTTCCAGCTTTTTGTGCTGCAAGTATTTCTGGAGTAAGCATTCTCCAGCCTTCTCCGCCTTTAAATAATGCTTTAAGGTGAAATGCGCCTTTTATTACATATCCCAGGAAGTTTGCAAGAACACCCGTGAGCATAATCAAAGGCCCAGTGACTGCTGTTAAGCCAGCCAGGAATGTTAATATTGTTTTAACTGGTGCTGGTAATTTATTTACAAACTGAATAATTCCATCTACAAGATTAATAAAGAATGTTGAAACCTTTAAAAATTCTTCTCCTACTTCAGCTAAGTTTGCTTTTAGTCCTTCTACAGCTCTTTTGTATTTACCAGAAGCAGACTCTGTAACCATGCTTAATTCTCGACTTGCAATTGATTCCAGCTCTTTAGAGCTTGCCTTCATAAGGTCCATAACCTTAAGTGTCTGGCTTCCTTGTGTACCTAAATTTTCGAATAACGCAGATAGTCTGGCAAACTGGAACTTACCAAAAAGCTGTTCAATCGCTTGTGACTTTTGCAATGGGTCTAATTTATTTAATGCTCCTTGTAAAGCAAAAAGTGTCTTTGTAACATCTCCAGCATTGTTATTCACAATGCCCATCAAGTCTATGCCAAATCCCTGAAACTTTTTGACTGCAACGTCAGTAGGGTTAATTAAAGATGCTAAAGCAGACTTTATTGCATTTGCTCCTTCTGAAGCATTAATTCCACCCTCTTTCATTGCTGTAAGATAAAGAGCTAAATCTTGTATGTCTCCGCCGAGTCCCTTAATAATTGGACCAGCTTTTGGAATTGCTTCTACCAAATCATTAAGAGTTGTAGATGTCTGGTTTTCTACGGCGTTTAAAAAGTTAATTGACTTTGCAAGCTCGTCTGTGTCTTGTCTAAATGCGGACTGAATTGCAAGGGTTGCCTTCATAGCATCTTGTCTATCTACTTCACCAAGTACCGCCAGACGTGTGGTTTCTCTAATTGAACCCAGTAACTCTGAACCCTGTTTACCAGTTGCGGCTATATCAGCAGAAAGGGCAAGGGTTTCTTTAAACGAAGCTCCATATCCTCTGGCTAATTCATTTGCAACTGCAGTTACATCTCTTCTTACTTTCTGAAGCTCTGAAGATGATGTCGCAGAAAGACCACCGTAAACTTTTGTTAGTCTCGTTAATTCTTGATCTGCTTCTCTAAATGCTTTTGCTGCTGCTGCTCCAAATGCTACGATTGGAACAGTTAATCCTACAGTTAATTGACGACCAGCCCATTGAGTATTTTTACCCCAGTTAATAAGGCCTACAGAACCTTCCTGCATAACCTTATTAAGGATTTGCATTTCTTGTCTAGCAATTGCACCTTTATTTTTTATCTGGTCTAAGCCTTGTGGAACATGAACATTAAACTGCATAAGCCCTTGGGCGTTTCTGCCCAAGGGTTGCAATATAGCATTTTGTAATTGAACCTGCTGCCTGGCAAGGTCTCTTATAAGTCCGCCTGATGTTCTTGTATGAGTTTGAAGTGTGGAAAAATAATCTCTTAGCTTAAGCTTTCCGCCGTCTAATCTTTTTCCAAATGTATCAACGTCATTTGCTAAAGAAACAAAGTGGGTTGAGAACTGTCCTGTTGATCTTAGGGTTTCTCCAAAGCTTCTGTTAACAGCATTTATCTGTGCAGAAAGTACTTTGTTTGAAGAACCAATTTGTTGCTGCATCGCAGCAAGCGAGGTAGTAACCTTTCGTACATTAGCAATAAGGTCAGAAAAATCAGCCCTGGCAACTATATTAGTTACGACTTGATCATCAGCCATTTATCACTCCTTAGAGTATCCAAGCCCTTCTCCGATACCAAATCCAGCTTGTGCTGCAAAAGATCCTTGTAATGAAACTACATCATCTCCTGATGCATTTATTCCAAGTGCCTTTCTTTGTATATCATCGAAGGTAGGACCTTCTTGTACTTCATCATTTAAGTCTATGCCTTGTATCGAAGCCAAGAACTTTCTTTTTTCCGATTCATTTTTTTGCATTGACTTAAAAGTCTGGATTAATTCCGCCATTGAAAGATTTTCTTCTAGTTCTTCGTAATTTTTCCAATTACCTAAAAGAAAAACTTCCCCTTCTAGTGACGCAAGATCTAGATCTGACCAGCCAGAGCCGCTTGCGCTAGAAGGTTTGGGTCGTCCATCTTAATTCCGCCACAAACTTCTAGGATTCGGTTGATGGTCGGTACGTCAAGTACGTCTTCGAATGCATCTCTATCTAGTACCAATTCTGGTAGTTGCTTCTCTAATGCAACTGCACATGCATCAATTAAGATATCTAAAGTTTCGTCTTCAGTTTTTACTTCAGCTGTCTTCTGAATTACTGTCATGAACTTGCGTAGTTCTTTGATTGTGAGCGGCTTCAACTTTACTGTTGCGCCATTTTGTAGCTTAATTTCTTCTACGTCGTATACTGTACTTGCCATTGTATCCTCCTTGGATAGTGTCTATATGATTATAGCAAAAAGGATTTACTAATACAAACGGAAAACCCCCATTTCTGGGGGCTTTCCTTAATTTAAGTTAATTTAAATTATTATGCTGGTGTCCAAGTACGATCAATGATCTTACCATATTCTGATCCAGCGTATACTGTATCTCCTGATGGGAGAAGACGGAATGTTACTGGGAATGTGGTTGGATTATTACGTGCAAGTGAGAACTGTGACTGTTGTACAGAAAGAACTCTACGTGCATAATAAACACGCTCTGAATTTGGGCTTGAGTTTGTTGGAGCCTGTCCAATTGCAATTAGCTGACGCTCTGTTGGAGCTGATCCAAGTGCACCTGCCTCAATTCCTAGTGTTCCTGATGCAAGTGTTGCAGCCTTCTGTCCAAATACAACGAGAATATTCTCAAGTGTACCTTCTGACATTTCTGTTGCAATCATAACTTCCATTGACTCCTTGAAAAGCTTTGCTGTATCAAGAAGCTGATCTACTGTTACTGAACCGTATGTTGGGTTGTAAGTAATCTGAAGACCGTTATTTGTAAAACCTACGTTGCGATATGCAGCGCCATCAGCTGTACCTACAGAAACTGTTGCTCCTGTTGGTGTAGTTACTGAATTTAGTGTAGTTGTATATGAAGCTGTACCTGAAAAAGCTGGTACTGCACGATTCTTGTTTGCTACAAATGACTTTGCAGCACCTGGCTCCATGTTTTCAACATAACCATCTACTGTTGAATCTTCGACTGTAAGGAACAATGGTGATGCTCCTACGAGAATATTCTTTGCATTTCCTGTGGCTTGTGTTGCCATTTTAAAACCTCCTGTAAAAATTATTATTTTTTAAAAATTTGGCTGGCTAGGCCCTTTCCTCTAGGTCTAATGATACGGCATTATTCAATATAAGGCAAACTAAATATATCGACCATTTTGGTCTAAGATCCTGCTGTATTTAATCTCTAATATAACATCTGATGATAAAAACCCTAATTGCTCTGTTGAGGGGGTTGTTGGAGATATGTCAGCAACATAGGTATTGTAGAATTTAAATTGAGGGGTAGACTGATCTGAGGAATTAATATCCCTAGCAGAATGATCCATTCTTCTAAATAGGTCTACCATAAAATTTGTGATCTCATTAATATCTGCCACATCTGTTGCATAAATAGTAAAGAGTATTTGCTCATTGCATATCATCCAATTATCTTCATAGGTTAGGCTTATCTTATCATAGACAATATGCTTCTTCCCGCTCAAGAACTGATTAAATTCGGCAGGCTGTTGAACTGGAACAATAGGAATTAATATATTCCCAGTGCCAGTAGTATCATAGTCATTCGGGTCAAATATATCGGCATCCTGTAATTCCTGCCATAAGTATTTTCTTAGATCTAACATTGCATCTAATTTATAATTTACCATTATGCTAATCCTCCAAATGCATTCTCTATTGCCTGTTTTGCTTCCGCCCTTAACATTCTACCAGAAAATACATATTTTACTTTCCTGACTTCTCTTGGCACCCTTAATATGTCTTTCATCTTATATGTAAATATTTTTTGAAATCCAGACTTTTTAATAGATAGGTTAACTAAATTGCTTGTAAAAAATCTTTTGTATGCTGTCTCAAAGGACTGCTTTGCAGCCACTCCACCAGGCTTTGTAATGGTCACAGAGGCCCCTTTGGGCATGAAGACAGTATATCCTAACCCCGAATCAAAAACTAGTCTCTCAGCGAAACGTGGGGACACTACAACGGTTATTCCTTTTTCCATTATTTCAGCTTTATTTTTAAATACGTTTTTTCTTTTTGAATATTTATTTGGAACAGCAGTCCTAGATTGATTAAATTTATATGAGACTCCGAACCCTAGTTCTCCGCTATCTATTTTATTTAGATTAAATAGTCTTGCTTCTTTGATTCCAGTTTTTTGCCACTCATAAACATGGTGCAGGCTTTTTGGCTTTGTTCTAGCCTGAGCATCGATATAGCTACCAAAGTCCTCATTTATTTGATCAAAGATTACTTTATTAAACTTGGTCTTAAATGATTTACTAGTTGTTAGTTCTGACATAACCATAGACTTATAATAAATAACTGCAGATACCTGAGCTACAAGGGTCTCCTGGATTGGGTACTTAGAGCTTGGCTTAGATCCGACTGTTTCTAAAGCAGATGCTGTTGCAACTAATAACTCGCTAGACGCCAATTACCTGGTTCTCCGATCTTTTAACAATTGTGCTAAATGCCAGAGTATTTCCAAATGGGTCTGTGATTGGCGTACTTCCAACTACCTCAAATACAGTCGGTGTATCTTCTGGGAAGTTAAGCTCTGTCCATATATAGTTTCCACTGGCATCTCTAATATTAGAAATTTTTTGTCTTAAAGTTAATTTATCGTGTGTTCTAATTTCAAGCATCTGTGTATTCTCGTAGATATTTCCGAAGACTTGTCTGTCTCCAGTTCTTGAGGTTGAAGAATTTGATATAAATGCTTTTGCATGACAGTCTACGGTTTTTGTATACTGCCAGCTTTTTTTAATTAATCCAGTGTCGGCATCTTGTAGGTCTGACTGAGTATAAACATCTAGATTCATGCTAAATATAGCATCGACCAAATCGAACATTAGATTACTACCATTTGAGTAATTACATATGGAAGTAGGATTTGATCTACATATACATTTCCTGTTCCACGGTAAGACTCGCTGCTATATTCAAATTTCCAGTCAAATGACTGTACGTTTTGAACATACTTGTTTCTCCATGCTCTATCTTTTGAGAAGTAATCTTTGATTAAATGTATAGTTGCTTCTTCTACTTCGTCTGGAATAAAGTCCCATCCGTATCGTCCTTGAACTTTGTAAACAGAATCTCTTTTAAATGCCCCACCAAAAGTATCATTGTAAGGGGGTGGAACCATGCCGTTTGCAGAATAAACTGTGTTATCCAACATGTTAGCGCGATTAACCCTGACGCCAAATCCGCTTTCAGATATTTGAGTGTCATATATCCAGTTATTAACATCGTTAATATTATCTAAAACAAGGACATCGTTTTCGTAAAGCTCGTGAAGAGAATTTATTTTAAATGGAAGCCTTAAAGAATCTGCTCCATCTCCATAGACTATATGTACATCATCGTATAAATAAAATGTTTGACCAGTATAATTTTCAATTATTTTTCTAGCCCATTTTTCTGCCATCTGAAGTTGATGATAAGTCTTGGAGTTTGCATCTCCTGGATCTGTTCCATAGCCTAAATCATCTATAATATCAAACATGCTTGCATACGGGGTCACAACATCAATATATGAGAAGTGTGATCCACTAACTGCGCTTATCTGATAGCTCCACTGAATTTTAAACTTTTTATTTCTGCGGACTAATGATAATGGAAGTATTATTTCATATGTTCCAGCATCAACCTCTGACTTTACCGCTGTTGCTGTGTGAACAGCTACAGTTGAGCTTACTAATGGAGATAAGGCTGGATCATTAGTAATATCATAAACGGTTGCAGTTACATTGCCATCGGCATCAATGATATCCCCGCCATAGAATATCTTTGTTTTAATTGGTGCTGTTTGATCTACATATATCTCTGCCATTATTATAGGCTTGTTTAGCTATAAAACTCTTGCGCTTCTTTTGGTGTCGCTAAACGAAAACCTTCCTCCACATCAAAAATTTTTTGAGCGTCTTCTTCTTTCATTGCTATAAATGGATGATCTTGCGTAAAAGTGTATCCCAATATATCATATCTAAAGTTTGCTCTTGTCATTCTAACTAAAACACTGTCCTTTGGCTGATCTTTCTTTGGATCAAACTTCGGCAATACTTCATCTGCCTCTACTTCGGCCTCTTGAAGAACTTCAATTGTTTTTGCATAAACAGAATATGTTACGCCTTCTTCTGTAAGTGCTGCAATAATATCTGCTTTATTCTTTAAGGCTTCTGTGTCAACCGCAAAATCTTCTGCGATCTTCTTAAGCTCTGCTACTTTTAATGTCTCAAATGACATATATTTCTCCTTATTCTAGGTAAAACAATTATATCATTACTAATTTACAATGAAAAGCCCCCATATATAAATATGGGGGCCTTTAGGCTAACCTAATTAATTAGGAAGCTACCTTAACGTTCTTAACTACGACCCAAGCATTTGCTTGTTCGATCTGGACGCCAACACGAGTATACATTGTGTACTCAATTGAGTCCTTACGTGGCCAGAAGAAGCGGTAAACGGTTACATCACGCTTGATACCAATAACTACGTTATTTGGGAATGTCAAGTGGACGTCTCCGTGTGAGCCTGTCTCTCCTGAGTAGTCACCGTCTTGTGTCTCTGGAAGAAGTGGAACTTCAACGATTGGAATACCAAACGCATATGGAGCTACATATCCTGCTGGACCTGAAACTGGTGCAACTTCACCACGGATGATGCCAGAAGCAATATCCTGTGGGTTTGCAAAGTTTGTTGAGTTAGAAGTGCTGTATAAGTAATCCTGGATCAAGTTTGATCCCGCAAGGAAGCGAAGGTCTGTACGACGTTGCTTGTACTTACGTGGGAGTGCCTTAAGAGCTGAGTTGAATACGGCTCTTGTAATTGCTGCTCCACCAGCATCGACAACGTGACCGTATGTCTTTGCCTTCTTAACTACACCGTTAAATGCCTTATAAAGTGCATCTCCTGTGAGTGATGTGTTACCGTTTAGGATAACATCTTCGATGTCATTTCCAGCCTGTGTTGCAAGAAGTCTTGCAATATGATCTTCTAGATCTGGACCTTCAATGTTGTCTTCTAGAGACTCTGTTGAGAGTTCCCAGTCAAGACGAAGCTTCTTTGTTGTCAAAGAAATCTTTGAGAATGTAACTGCTGAGTTTGAAGCAGTATCTGAACCTTCGGTTGCTAGCTTCATAAGCTTCTCACCAACGCCAATACGGTCAATCTCGGTTGTGTCTGACTTCATACGGACTGTACGTGCGACTTTGCCTATTACGGTTGCATCGAACATATAATCAAGGAAGCGAGCAGACTGTTCTGGGTTTAGCAAACCACCGTTACCTGCTTCAGACGCTATGTGTACTCCTGTACCACCAGTTGTTGAAGCAAATGTACCTGTAGCTGTTGTTCCAGCTGCAATATCTTTTAATAATTCATTGCTCATATTTTATTTCACCTACCCTTATTTGATTAAATCTGATACGGAACCGAGGAAAGAACCGTTCCATTTTGATTTTTTGATTACTACTCCCTGAGATCCGCCAAGATCTGAGGACTTCTTAATTGCAGTCTCACCTTCTACTGCATCGACACGCTTTTCAACGCCGTCAATTGTGTTCTTTATATCTTCTACAGCCTTGCTTAAAATAGCATGCTGTTCTGCCAACTCTGAAATTCTTCCATCTACGCTCTTGCTGAATGACTCAACAGTATCTTTAATGGTTGAAACCTGGTCTGCATTTGTTTGTGCAGCCTTATTTAGAGTTTCTGAGAAAAAGCCTTTTAAATCACCAAGCATCTTTGCAAAATCAGGTTCATCAACCATAACTTCTGATACGTCGGCTGCTTTTTCCAGAGATTCGGCAGGAGCGTCTGCAACTGCATTTTCTGCAGGAGCTTCTTCAGCTGTTGGCGTTTCTTCAACGGCAACTGTTTCTTCAACAGCGGTCTCTTCAACCACTGTGTTTTCTGTGTTTTCTGACACTTCATTACCTCCTTCTGCGTTTGCCTGTTTTGCAATTGTTTGTGTATCAGGCAACGTAAATCTTGATTTCTTAAATGAATCAAGAATTTTTTGTACTTCGACAGACTTATTAATGTCTGATTTTTCTACCCATCCAATAATAGACGCTGGCTTTCCAGTGATTGGTGAATCAAATGTTTTTTCTGGAGAAAGGAATACAGAGTTGCTTTCTTCACAATAAAAAATATTTTCTGTTACGATATCTGCAACCATTCCTTTAAATATCATTGTGCCATTTGCTTTTTCAATTGAAAAAATATTACACAATTCATTTGCTGGAGAGTCGACAATTGAAAGTTCTACTAGATCATAATCTTTAATAAATCTTACAGATTGCCCTGTTGCTTTATTAACTTCATTGTCTGAATCTTTAATTTTTCCGCCAATTGAAAAACCAGTAAGTGTGCCGTCTAAAACTTTTTCCCAGGTATCTTGTGCGCCCTTTGAGATGTATGAGGTTACATAAACGCCATTATAAAAATTTTTTGAATCTTGATCGTAGTATGTTTCTGGCTTAAAAGAAACAACTTTGCCTACTGCGAGTGGCTGATGCATTTCTCTGAGATTGCCTCTAAAGTTTTCAAAGGCCTTAAGGCTTGCATCTGCTGTTACAACATCACCTGTTTGGTCAACGTTGTCTAATGTCGCAAAACCTGAGACTGTTCTTTTCTCGATATTTACCTTTGTAAAGGGAACCGACAAATGAAGATTTTCCCCATTTGATGACCAATAAGATTTTTCGATATTCATATGCTTAATTTTATAGGTATATACATCAAAAGGCAAATAACGGTTGAGTAGATTATTCTACTTTACTGCCGTCGCCTTTTGGATTTCTGGCTTCTCCAGAAATATCTGGGGAATTATTTTGTCTCTCTTTATCTCTGGTTCTTGTCTGCCCAGCCTGAGCTCTAATTTCTGCCTGCTGTTGTGGCTTTAATTGAATAACTTCGTCTCCGCCCTCAATTGGAATTTTACCCATTCTTAGTCGGACTTCGTTTGGAGTAATAACCTGCATTCTCAAATATCTCTCATCAATCTTTGACTGAGTATCTTCATCTGTAAGGCTAAGCTCATTAAATTTAATTTGAACCGCATCTGTTTTTTCAGCAATAATTAAATTAATTTTTTTCTCTAATCTCATTTGTGCTGGTCTGCAAACCTGCTCTTTAAATGTTTTATCTGCATCTCTGGCTGCTGCTAAATTAATTCCTTCAGGAATACCAATTTTAGAAATTGGTGTTCTATGGGCCAAAAGAATTTCATCTCTATTTGCCTTGCGATAAACATTAAATGATGATTCCTGTGATCCCGCCTCTATTGGCTCCATCTTAAATTCAACTTTTGAGTCAGGAGTATCTGCTGGAAGCGGGACATAAAGTGATCTATGATTTTTGCCTTTTAATCCAACCTGGAAAAACTCAAGTAATTTTCTTTCTGATTCTGGAGAAAGCTTAGCACCTTTAACGGTAATTATATATCTTGGTACTGCTTTATTCTGAAAGTAGTCAAGGTTATATTGACCAGAAAATTCATTTCCAGCAAGTGCTACCTGGGCAGCTATGATGTCTGGGATTCCATAATAATTATCCATTGGTGTATATTTTTTTAGATGAATAATTTCGTTTGGTCTTTCTAGACCACCAGCAATTTGGTTTGGCGTTTCTTGATCTCCAAAGTTTCTGAAGAAGACTGCCTTGCCATAAAGTAATTGCATGAATCCATCACGAAGTCTTCTTACACGCATTGTCTTTGCTGGGATATGGCCTATATAACCAATATCTCCACGGGTTGTTCTGCCTATTTCAATGAAGCCGTTACCAGTCGCTTCTAAATCTGTATACGCCTTAATGAGAGTCTCTGTAAATGTCTCTTCATCATTTACATCTTCTAGCCACTGCTCTAAATCTTGTCTTAGTTTTCCAAGCTTTTTTCTAGCTCTCTGTAATTGTTTTTCATCGGTGATTCCGTCTAAAGCATCGTTTGTTTTTCTTGTTTCATCAAACTGATATCCAAGACCCACAATGTTTGCAACTTTTGCATTAATTGCTGCATAGTTATATGTAGAAACTTCATAGATTTTTGAAAGATATTCTAAGTTATATATTGGTTGAACCAGGTCAAACATTGCATAGCCAGTAATGGCTTGTGCCAATAAGTTCTGCTGTGTTGATGCACTATCTATTCCAGTAAAAGATTTTGAAAATTCTCTGCTAAGCTTTCTGCGAAATGCTGGACTTAATCCGTTTAATTTTCTAATATCATCTAATTGGATTAGGAAGGGGTCATCGTGCTCTGTTTCCTTTTTAAAAGAAAACCAGTCTGCAGCGCTAGATAATTGAATCTCATCGTTTACTTCTGGTGCTTCATCAATATGTTCCATTTTTATCTCCCTGGCACTATGAGCTTTTTCATCTCATCCTTATAATTACCTACATCTAATGGATCTGGCACAAGACCTAGATTAAGTCTTGACTGCTGATACTGATATTCTTCATCATCAATCTTGCGTCTTCCCGACAAAAATAGTGGCTGTCCTCTGTCTATACCATAACCAGAAACGGCTTTTCTTAGGGCTTCAATTCTTTCTTTGTTATCTTTCATTGATGTAATTGATAAATAATTTCCTTCGTCGTCTCCGACCCATTTCCCGTCAATTTCCCATACATAAATACCGAGTGTTGTTTCCTCGTCTAAAACCTTAGTGCCAATCTTATTGAAGTCCATAGACACTTATTCTACCATTATCTTTTATTTAAGTCCAGCTTTTGTCAGTATGAACGACAGATTTAAACGTTTTGAATCACAAGCCAGTCGTTATCGAACAGCTCAACTGCATTTTCTGTCAGGGAGAAGGACGCTTCAGATATTACTGTTGGGTCTCCATTTATATAAATTTGGTAGTGATCAGAGACAATTCCAGAGTCTAGCTCGTAGTCATACATTGATATATACTGATATAGAGATTCAGAACCTCCGTCGACAGAATAACCCATCTTAACTGAATTTATTATCTGCTCCTCAAAAACAAGTACTACGTGGTACATTTCTCCAGCCTTAAAAACATTTGATATTGAAGTTTGAGATGTTTTATCTACCCCATTTACATATATTTTTTTAATATTATCTTTGGTAATAGCTCCAGAAGAAGCCCATGTGTAAGCAACTCCTATATCTCTATTTACCTGTCCTGCGTCATAGGAGGTCGTATAAGATGAGTTGTACAGCCCTCCACTAACTATATCTAGACCAGTGTAAGAGGTGTTGTATAGGCCTCCAGAGAGCTCTATAATGTTAGGATCAACTCTGTATATAAGCCCGCCGCCAGACAAGTCTTTGGGGGTATAAAAGAATTCCATTGATGTAGAAAGGTTAGATAAATTTAAATAAAATCCAGAATCTTCTTTTGTGCAAATGCCTCCGTACTTATTCCTAGAAAGAATTGCGTATTTTTGGTCTCCAATATATGACTTTGAGTCATATGCCGAATCATCTGTCATTTGATATATATAGCTAGATGAGTTTGTTGCATAAAGAGTTTGTGACTTATAAAATTTAATAGTTAGGCTTTGCATAAAAGGATTGTTTAAAAGATCGTTGGTTGTTGTAAAAACTACCTTTATATAAAGCTGATAAGAACTACTAAAGCTTTCCCCGCTTGTATAATTTCCATATTGAGGTATCTTAGATCCGTTTTCACATTGAACATATGTTACCCCGTCAAGGCTGGAGTATACAGCGACACCGCTTGTTGCTACCCACTCTATCTTAGAGCTATCTATTCCGTATTGTGATGGTATATATAAAAATTCGGTAAAAAATGCTGACTGAGAATTTCCAGTGCCTATAGGAATTTGTATTCTATTTTTTATAAAATTATATTCTAGCCCTGAAGTTGTCATGTCTTTCCAGGGCTTTCTAGCTGGATAAGAGTACTCAAATTTAGTTGATATGTTTGTATCATATATATCAAACAACTCTCCCAAATCTGGGAATACTGTATTAAAGGCTGGTATGGATTGTGCTAGGCTGTAATGATTTTGTATCTGAGACTCTGACAAGGAGTACCTGTATATTGCAACAGAGTCTATTAAAAATTTATTTGATGAGCTAGATGTTGGACCACACTTTAATGCCAAAGAGGAGTTAGTAAAGTTAAAGTTGTCTAGTGTTTTTACTGCCTGCTTTTCTCCATCTATATATATTGATATATCTGATACAGAATAAACACATACAATATGTACAACACGGCTAAAGTTAGGTATGGCAAAATCAACTCTTGAATTAGAATCTGACAAACCCTTTAATGCAAATGCTACTCCATTGTTATTGGCATAAAGACCAACCCCTGATGCTGCATCTGCAACAACTGGCTCCATTGTTGATGTAAGACTTTTTGGATAAATAAAACATTCTATTGTAAAAGGATTATAAGAATAGCTGCTGTTTGCAATTGGGGTCTCTTTGCTTATACCATAATAATTATATGTTAGTGGAAAAGTAATACTTTGCAAATTACTTATTTCTACTGAATTGATTCCTCCGTATGTCAGGGGCAAAGGAGGGTTAGAAAAGGACTGTAAGTAAACTCCATTATTTCCGCAACCAGATATATCTATGGCGGTAGTTCCAGACTGCTCATCTAAAAACCAAAAGCCTAGTGGATTATCTTTTATTACTGAGTACTTATAGGACATAATAAGATTATACCTTAAAAAGGCTCCTTGAAACAAAATATTGGGCACATGTACTTGGTGCCTTTTGTTACTGCTTTTGCTTGATGGTAATATGGAGCATATGATGGAAATATAATCATGCTTCCAGCCTTTGGCTTTATATTTATTCCTTGTTCTGGGAAATATATCTCTCCACCCTCGTAATCATCATTTAAATAAATAACAATTGATATTGTTGGTGACTTTAAAGATGTTTTGTCTATAGAGTCTACGTGTGGCCCCATGTAAGAGTCAGTAAAATATCTGTGTATTTTATAAAATTCTGGAATCCACCCAAAATTTAAATTAGTATTTTTTACATAATCTTTTAGACAAATATCCATAGCATTTTTAATTGGATCTAATAATGTTGCTTTCAGAGTATGTTGACCGCCAGTATAATGCCCATATTGAAATAAATTATTACTTGAAAACCAATCTTCCCATATAAGATCATCATCAGATAAAAGATCTAGGTAATCATTTATATTTTCAAATAAATTATCATAATAGTATACGTTTTCATATAGCTTTGTTGAATTCACTTATTCTCCATTTTTACCAAGGTAGTCTGGCGTTATTCCTTTTTCTTTATTTTCTGCCCAAACTTTGTAGCTTTCTTCTTGATCTTTTCTTATTTTTGCAAGCTCTTCCGCTCTAATTGCTTTTTGCTCTTCGGTATAAACAATGCCAGCATTGTCCCAAAATGAACCGATTGTATATCTTGTTCCAGATTTAACTTTTGTGACTTCATGCTCGTGCCCTTGGCCTCCAGAAAAAACTGCAAGCATTCCAATCTTTGGGGTAATGCTTATATCATAGTCTCTAAAATTTAATATGCCTCCAGTAAAATCTTCATTCAAATACATGAATGCAGCGTACTTGCTTCTTTCAAATGCCGTAGAATTACCATCTGCGTCTGTATTATCAGAGTGAAAGCTAGCAAAAGCACCCTCTATCCATTTTTGTGCATGGTAGCTAACTTCATCTAAATCTCTTTCAAGGACCTGCTCGCATAATTTTTTAATTTTTAGCTTTAGTTGCAAAAAGTAGTCCGCTGGCAAACCGAAATTAAGTAGGGTTGGATCTGTATTCCAAAATCCCATAGCGTACGAGTCATAAAATGAAATTTGATTCCATTTTAAATTATTTGAATCTGATAAAAATTCTAGATATTGTATAACCTTCTCTGCTTCATCTTTTGTGACTACATCAGTTATATGAAAAATTTCATCTTCATGCTTAATTATTTCCATTGTTTTCCCCCATATTAATATATCTCATGTTTCCAGGATTTTCTTTGTCAACTCTTTCTTGTTCCATTTTTGCCCACTTTATTGCTCCGTAATATTTTTGTTTATCTAACCATTCTTGTGAACCAGAATATGGGTAAGACACAAAATTTCTTACAAAGAACTTCTCTCCAGAAGTAACAGTTTTAACTCCATGAAAATAAGGTTCTATTGATGGGAATACTAGTATGTCTCCTGATTGTGGCTTATAAGGATATGTTTTGCCATCTATCAGGAATTCAATCTCTCCTCCCACATAATTATCATTTAAATATGTTGTACATGTTAAAAAGAATTTTTGTCCTGGCATGTCTTTTTCAGAAATAATATAATCTGTGTGATACTGCATAGACATATTATTTTTCATCAAATCAACATTAGTGTCATATTTTGAAAATGATGATGTCAAAAGTGTTGCACCTTCTGGCATTTTTAGATTATGTCTTTCAGTATAGTTTGCTATAGCTTTTGTGTATGCGTCATATACAGAATCTGACAAGTATTTCTCATCGTCATATACCTGACCATACTCTCTTGGCTCGTTAGGATCATGTTTTTGCTGAGTGTATGTTCCAAATACTGCCCACTTATCCCATTTTCTTAAATAGTATTTCCCATCAGAAGATTCTGCTGATCTCTTTACAATATCAGCTAATTTTTGTGAATCTGGTAATAAATTTTTATAAACATCTACCTTTGGGTATATCTCAAAAAAATCAAAGTCTCTACTCATTTTTATCTCTTCCTAGTTTTGTTATTGTCCAAAAAAGTGGGTAGGTGTATCTGCACCCCTCTTTAACTACATTTACTCCGTGAATATAATGTAAATCTCCTGGGAAAAAATATGCTCCCCTAGCCTTTGTTTTAAAAACTATATTTTGTTTTGGGAAATATAGCTCTCCTCCTACGTAATCATCATTAAAGTAAAACACTGTTCCTATGTCATACCATGGAAATTCATTTTCTGTACCCGCATCTGGGCCTTCATGCAATTCTTTGTCTGCATGTGGAAACTGCATTGTTCCTACTGGCCACCTAACTATTGCTGGTGATGCTGGATCAACCAAGACGTCAAACTTTTCTTCAATAATTGGTCTCATTCTTTCGGTTATTATATTTAATAAATCTACCACCTTTGGATCTGCTTTCATCAAAGAAGACATTGTTGCAACTCTATTTTCCCAGACCGTATGATCATATATAATATTTCCATTTTCATTCCATTGTGACTCTGTGAGGTCCCATAGGGTGTTATTCCTTGCAAAATTTAAAAGATACTCTTGTTCTTCTTCTGTAATAAAATTTTCTAGCTCTACTATATTCTCTGCCGAGTTCCCGAAATGTCCTGATGGAGTTATTGATTGTCTTGCAAATCTAGCTCTTTCTACATTCATTTTCATACTATATCCTCACTCATATTTTTTCTTTGACCATGTTATTTTTTTATATGCCCCGCCATCTTTAGTTCTGTACCTATTTGCTTGATCTTGATGTCTATCAAGTATCTCCTGATAGTCATAAAATTTAAAATCCATTTCCCAATCCTCTCTTTTAAAAGGTAATATCTGTACGTAAGGCGTACCAGCTGGTATAACTCCTTCAAAATCTTTATGTAAAAAAAATGGAAAAAGCCCTGGGGTATTCATGCTGTCATTATCTATTATACCAGCACTAGTTATAAATGGAAGATCAAATCTATTTACGGGACTCAAATAAATTGCGCTGTATCCTTTTGGTAGGCTTGGGGCCCATGATGGATACCAATGAAAATGCATATCGTGATATCCTTTTGGAACAACAAAATCTTTCATTGGGTCTCTTCTCGAACAAAAGTCTTCGAACCCTATTTCTGTTTTGACTTGAATTTCTCCAGCTTCATTTTTATAAAAAGTTAAATCGCATGGCGTAGTATAAAAATATCCTGAAGTAAAAAAATCCATAAGAGCTGGACAGGCTTTAAAATTAAGAACTTTACCGCCTTCCTGATTTATGTAATTATTTTCTGTACCAGGAATAGAAATATATCTATCTGAATTAGAAAACCATTTTGGGAAAAGCTTTTTAGCTGGTACTGGATGGAATTTATTAGAAACATTGTTATACAATCGATTGGAATGAAAAATTATTTTAGGCATTTTTTGTTACCAGATTTATTTTTTTTAATTCATGGCTACCTATTTTATTTCCTTTATGATCTGTTCCATTTCTATAAAAACCAGACCATTTGCCAGTCATTGTTATTTGATTAATTGCATTTCCATATTCAGATCCCTCGTACAAAAATTCTTTATGGCTATCTTTATCCATAACCAAAAGTTCAGAATTATTAATTTGCGATAAAGACATTGGAAGTATGCTAACTACGGGGGTCCCAGCTTTAATGGTTATTACCTCCATAGGCTTTGTAATTTTTAAAACTATTGGTATTGCTCCAGGATAAAAAGATGAAGATACCAATGTTGTAAAGGCCTGAAAACCTTCATTAAATTGATTTGGGACTGGCATAGTTAGAATCGTAGTATTTTGTTCAGTTTCTAATACTATATCGCATTTTAAGCTTATTGTTCCACTGCCTCTTGAGGCATCACAATATTTCTCGCCAGACAAAAATTTTACATGTCCAGGATATGAGTCTGAAACTCCATCCCAAATAAAAGATATGTCTTCTGGAAATGATATACCCCAGCCAAGGGTGTTGGCTAATGATACTGGAAAACAGTTATATGCGTGTTTATTCTGAGTGTTGTCCATCCACTCTCTTTTAATTGTTAGTTGAGATATAGACGAATTTACTTCATCATGTCCATATGCTTTTATCTTATACATATCCGTCAGTGTATCTTTTTTCTATTTCCCTATAATCTGGAGTATGTGGTGCTTCTAAATAGTCTAGCATTGTGACTACAGAATATTTTTCCCCAGAAATTACTGGCATTGCTGCGTGAGAATATATATAGGATGATGGGAATAAGTATAGGTCGCCTGCCTTTGGTTTAATTTTTATATTAAGCTTATCAAAAAATAGTTCACCGCCTTCATAATCATCATTTAAATATCCTACAGAGGACAACACGCAAATATAAGAATATCCGTGATCTGAGTGTATATCAAAGTGCTGGTCTTTACCATACTTAATAAAATTAAAAGATTCCCAATAATTAAGAGGGGCTAAGCCAAACATCTCTCTATAATCTTCTACTGCAGGTATCTGAACGTTACGAGAATCTTCCCAAATTTTTTCTAATTTTAATGTAGATTCGCTTTTACCAGTATCGTCATTGCTATTTTTTTTGATTTTAAAATCGTAGCAATCCCTGTACTTTTTGTTAACAAGGGCATAGCCAGTTTTTGCTACCCTCCACTGATTAATGTCTGAGCTATCAGAAAGGGTGTTTTCTAGTCTATTGATTAAATCCATTTCAGGGGTAAAAATATTTCTGTATACAATTATCCCTGGGGCTAAAAATTCAGCATTATCAAGCATTTTTTATCCAATTCTTTCTGCATATTTATTTCTATGTCCTTCGACTGTTCTATCTGTCATCAATGCAACAATATACTTTGTTCCTTTTCTAACTGGGTATGCTGCATGAGCATATATATATGCAGATGGAAATACAACTAGGTCTCCAGATCTTGGAGTATAAAGAACATTTAAAAATTTAAAATGAAGCTGACCGCCTTCATAATCATCATTAAGGTATCCAACACAAGAAACTGTGTACCTGCTATGCTTTCCATCATCGGTATGGTAATTAAAAAAATCATTTGGCTCATACTTGATGATATTTAAAGACTCAAAGTACTCTACGGTCACTGGAAAATCTTTTTCATAGTCTTTTAAAGATTCTTTTATTGGGTCTAACACGATATCATATAAAGACCTAAGCTCTATAGAGCGTTCATCATTTTCATCATCTTGAGGTCTATCATAAACAAAATCTTTACAATTTCTACCTAAATTTTGCGGTACTCCGTCTTCATTTGTTTCTGCGCTCACCCAAGAAGACTCTTCTTTTCCTAGAACCTTTTCGTATCTACGGATCAAAGAGTCTGTGTCAGAAAAAACATTTCTGTATACGACTATTCCTGGTCCAATCAGTTCTTTTATCAAAACTGCTCCTATGCTTGATTAAGATATAATATATTCAGTATATCATATTTATATAAATTAAAGCAACACGTATCCTATTAATTGTGATACTTAATTTTTTTTAATTTAATCTTTTTAATTATTTCAGAATCTTTTTGACCGTCTTGATCTATTCCATTTTTATAAAATTGAGGAAAACTATAAGGTCCATTTTTATTAAAATAACTTGATCTCATTTTTGTATATTTTAAAAGTTTGCTACCTTTGTTTTCATCTATTTCTCTAATTTCTACTTCTGTAAACTCTGTAGTATTTTTTTTATGTATCGATATAAAGCAGATGGGCATACCCTTTGGGAAAAGTATTTCTTTATCTGGATTATTTATTTTCCAGGTAACTTGTAGTGGATGATCCATAAAACGATCTGATCTCAATAAACCTGTCAATGGCTCGGCATCTTTAAATATATAATTTGGCGGGCCAGAAATTTTTAGATAGTGATCTTTGTCTGTTTCTGCAATTAATCCAAGCACGAAGGTAACTGCTCCTACTCCAGTATCTGTAGATACAATCTTTATGTCACCATAAAATTCTCCAGAAATAATAGATATGTTGTCTTGTCTTTCTCCATCTAAGCCTTCAGATAATCCATTCCATTTAACAATAACATCTTGAGGCAGTTTTACTTCCCAGCCGTCCGACATTGCATCTAATAGTGGAGTGCACATATACGCCAACTTATTATATGTTTTATCCATCCATTCCCTTCTAATTGATGCTGGCTCAATTTTTGGATATGAATCATTTATTTTATCTATCCAAAATATAATCTTAGGGGAACTAGGCATCTTCTTCTTTACCCCACTTGCCAATAGGACAATCTGCATTAGAAAGGTGAACTTTAGCTGGCATAAAGCAAAGACATTTGCTACATTGTTTTGTAGGAAGGAAAAATTCGCAACTAGTGCACAATAACATTCTGTTATTAATTATTTCTTTACTGCGAATTTTTTTTTCTGGATCTAAAAGGTGCCATGGCCTAGATTCACCTAAATTTTTTTTCCATTGATTCCATTTTGATGGGGTTTCGTTTTTTTGTTTATCTAAATCATTAATATTTTTAAAACTTTTTGTATCCCATAAATCGCCTATACCAATATTTTCTTCTAAGGATATATCTAAAACTAAGACTTTTGATTGAAAGGCATTAATATATTTTTCGAATCCTGGAGATTCTTGTGTCATTATACTTGCACCAAAAACCCTGTTGTCTGATAAAAAAACAAATGCATGCTGACTATCATCAATTTCTAGAAATCCATCTTTATCTTTAGACTCAAATAGGCCGTTATTGTTGATAGAGCCATTTTTAATATTTTTATTGCTCAAAGCTTTAATAGCTATCGCTGTATTTTTTGTTCCTTTTTTATATCTTTTATCAATTTCTGAATCTAATTCATGAGTAATAGTGTCAAATATTTCAAATAGGCAGTCTTCTACTTCTACGGCTAGAGCGTATTTTGAAAAAAGCATTTAGTGTCCTTTTCTATTAAACGATACAGCCGCCACCGACGCAGTAGTAAGGAGCTTTACATGCTGGTCTACAAACGCTAAAATTTGGCGGTGCAAAGAATGATGGCGGTGCAAAGAATCCTGGTGGTGCAAAGAATCCTGGTGGGCCAAAGAATAGCGGTGGTGCAAAGAATGCTGGCGGTGCAAAGAATCCTGGTGGGCCAAAGAATAGCGGCGGTGCAAAGAATCCTGGTGGGCCAAAGAATAGCGGTGGTGCAAAGAATGCTGGAGGAGAAAAGAATGTTGTAACTGGTCCTATTCTTTTAGCTAAAGATGTTCCATTAGCATTTAATGCATAAACATCATAGCTTTGTGAAGTTCCACCAGTTTCATCAATATTTTTTGAAGTTACAAGAATTCCAGTATAGGAAGGGCCATCTGTAGATGTTACAGTATAGCTTGTTATGGCACTTCCTCCAGTTTCTGGAGCGGTCCATGTTAGATCATCTCTATTTGCAACTGTTGATGTTACTGCAGCTGTTTGAATTGTTTGAGGAACTGTTGTTGCAGTTATTGAATTAGAAGCAGATGAAGCACTAGATGTGCCTATTGCATTAGTAGCAGTTACTGTAAAAGTGTATGCAGTTGCAGACTGCAATCCTGTAACAGTAAGAGGAGATGACGCTCCAGATGCCGTGTATCCGCCTGGAGATGATGTAGCTGTATAAGATGTAGCGGGCTGGCCATCGACATTAGCAGTAAAGGTTACTGTTGCTGCACCATTATTGTATGCCCGACCAGTACCAACATTTGTTGCCGTTCCTATTGTTGGTACAAATGGGGCCAAGAAATCATTGGCTGCCTGTGATTTTTTACCTGTTTTCTTACTTGATGCCATTTTAATCTCCTAGTTTATTATGAATTTTGTATTACGCTGTTAAGTCTCCGAAGACAACCCATGTATTTTCTGCTCTCTTGAAAAGAGTTGCAGATGACCATTGAGTTCTCAACTTTAATCCTGGTGTTGCATTTACTGTAACTCCACCTGCTGCTGCTATTGTCACCTGGCCTGTAGAGGTCTGAAGAATATCAATAGATGTTCCAATTGGATAGGCAACTGCTGCATTTGTTGGAATTGTAAGAGTTAGTGCTGATTCTGAACCCATTTCAATTAAGTCATCTCTTTCTGTTAATGAAGAAAGTGTATATGATGCTGTTTTTTGACTAATTGGTGTTAATGAATCTACCTTTAATCCAAGGCTGGTTGTTACTGTTGCTGCAAAGTTTTCATCATCACCAAGTGCTGCTGCAAGTTCATCAAGTGTGTTGAGAGCTGCTGGTGCACCATTTAGTATTGCGCTAACTTGTGATGTTGCATCTGCAATTGCTTCTGATTTAGCAGTTGCTATTGCTGAAGCCTGTGAAGTAGATACTGGCTTTGCTGAATCTGCTGTGTTATCAACATTTCCAAGTCCTACATCTCCTTTTACGAGTCCTGCAGGCGTTGTAATTGTTTTATTTGTTAGAGTTTGTGTACCAGTTGTTGTAACTAGTATGCTGGTATCTGCAATTCCATGAATGCTTGTTGTATCATTTTCATGGTTAGTTACAGCTGTAGCAATCGCTGAAGCTGCAGCAATCCCCGCTGCAGTAATTGCATTTGATTCTGCATTTGATGCAGCTGTAGTAACCCCAGATGTAGTTGCAAGTGCTGATGTATCTGCAATTCCATGTATCCCAGTTGTATCTGAAGCATGATCAGATAAATTTGTTGTTGAGGCTTTAGCATCTAATTGAGTTTGAATAGCAGATGTTACTCCATTTAAGTAGCTTATTTCTGTATCTGAAACATCTGTAACTCTCAGCTGAACGGTACCAGTTTCGTCTGGAAGTGTAATTGTGCGGTCTGCGGTTGGGTCTGCTGCTGCAAATGTGATTTCAAAATCATTTGCTGTAGCGCCTTCAAATATAATTGAAGAATCTAGAGAAACTGTGCCCGTAAAAGTAGGGTTATTAAGTGGAGACTTAGCATCTAATTGATTTTGTATATTTGATGTTACGTTATTTAAGTATCCAATTTCAGTGTCTGATATGTTTGCAACTATGGCTTGCTTGGCATCTAGTTGATTTTGAATATTTGATGTAGCTGAAGCTAGGTATCCAATTTGTGTGTCTCCAACGTTTGCAACAACGCTTTGTTTATTAGATAATGCTGCACTTATTGTTGCTGCAAAGTTTGCATCGTCACCAAGTGCCGCTGCTAATTCATTTAATGTATCTAATGTTCCTGGTGCGCTATCCACTAATGCTGATATATCTGAGGTTAAAGCAACTGTACCAGTAGCATTTGGGAATGTTATTGTTCTATCTGCTGTTGGATCTGTAACAACAAGTGTTGTCTCATAAGTATTATCTGTTGCTCCTTCAATTACAATAGAAGATCCTGGAACAATAAGATTTTTGCTTGCGTCTAATCCAGCAACACCTGAGATTGCTCCAATGTCTGTTATCTCAACATATCCTGTTAAGGTGTTTGTTAGGTTAGCAATACCTGGGTCGTTTGCATAAGCTAGTGATGTCCAAGCTGTTGTTCCGTCACCAAACTTAAGATATTTTGTATCTGACTCAAAGCCCATTTCTCCAGCTTCTAAAACTGGATTTGCTGAGGTCCACTGTGATGCGGTTCCTCTTCTTACTTGAATTCTTACTGTTGACATTTTGTTCTCCTATTTTATATTATAGCATTTAATTTATTATTACTGAAGTGCACCTGAATCAAATATATAGTCTACCGATGTAGTCGTTGGTGACCCGCCATCCATAAATTTAGATGATGCAGAAGGCGATACACCATTACCCTGAATTATGTATGTTGGTTCTCCATTATAATCAATGGAAAGACCTACATCCATAAATGTAAGTTGTTCTGTTAAATCTGGTATTTCAGAGTATAAAGCAATAGGCTGCCAGGCATTATCAATATAAACCTTTAGCCTTTTAGTGCTTGTATCAAAAGCAATAGGAGTAGTGCCAAGTACAATGTCGGTATCAAATGTCGCTGTTCCGCCTACATTTAATCCGTTCTTGACTTTAAAATTCTTATTTGTTGTTGCCATTTAAGTTCACATATCCCCTAATTGTTTTTGGTGGGGTTTTGAAAGGACCCCTTACCTTTTATTTAATTATACTAACAGTGTACCAGTAACTATTACTTCGGTATTGTTATTTGCAGGTGTTACACGGATTCTTACATCTGTTCCGCTTACGTCTGCTGTAATTGACTGAAGAGAAGTTCCGCTTGTTGATGACATTCCATATTCTGTAAGATAAACATTATCTGAAGAATCTAGGGTCAACATAATTTTTGTGATTTCTGTATGTGTTGAAGTCTTTGACTTAACAAGGAACTCAGCGCTTCGGTATGAAGCCTTTGTCCATGAATAAGCTGTAGTTGCTGCTGCGGTTACAATATTTCCTGTTGTTGCGGCAACTTGCTTAGCAACTGAGTTTAACTCAACGGATGTAAATGAACGAGCTGTTCCATCTACAGCAGTACGGGCACGAGCATCTGTGAAGTACAGCGCTGTTCCTTCTGCTACATCATCTGTTGTTAATGCATTTGCAATTGCTGCTGCTGCATCTGCTGCGGCTTTAACAAATGCTGTGGTTGCGACCTGAGTTGTATCAGTTCCTGGTGCTGCAGTAGGTGCTGATGGTGTACCAGTAAATGTTGGTGAAGCAAGATCTGCCTTAGCAGAAAAACTTGTTGAAAGCCCATCAATCTTAGACTGAGCAATTGCTGCTGATGCGTTGATATCTGCGTTAACAATTGTTCCGTCTGCAATTTTAGCAGATGTAATTGCTGAATCAGCAATATCTGCTGTTGCAATTGTTCCGTCTGCAATCATTCCAGAAGTAACGGTTCCTGAAGGTAGTGTTACTGTGCCTGTAAATGTTGGTGAATCAACAGGAGCCTTTAGGCCAATTGAGTTTGTAATTGTTGTAGTAAAGCTAGCATCATCATTAATTGCTGCTGCTAACTCATTAAGTGTATTAAGAAGTGCTGGGGCACCGTCTACAAGTGCTGCTACTGCTGCATCAGCGTATGCTGTTGTTGCAACCTGTGTATTATTTGTTCCTGCAGTTGCTGTAGGAGCAGTAGGAGTACCAGTAAGTGCTGGTGATGCCAAAGGTGCTTTTGCAGCAAGATCTGTTGTAAGATTTGCAATCTTAGATTGGGCAATTGCTGCTGATGCATTAACATCTGCATCTACAATTGTTCCATTTGCAATCATTCCTGAAGTTACTGTTCCTTCTGGAAGGGTTACAGTTCCTGTAAATGTTGGAGAAGCAAGAGGAGCCTTTGCATCAAGTGCCGTTTGTGTAGCAGTTGAAACTGGCTTATTGGCATCTGTTGTATTATCAACATTTGCAAGGCCAACATCGGACTTTGTAATTCCAGTAGGTGTATTAATTACTGGAGAAGTAAGAGTCTTATTTGTAAGTGTCTGAGTATTTGTTGTTCCAACTACTGCACCAGTTGCACCGTGTGCCTCTGTTGCGCCTGTGTGAGTTGTAAGATCTGCAGAAGAAGCCTTAGCGTCTAACTGAGTTTGGATTGCTGAGGTAACACCGTTAAGGTATCCAATTTCAGTGTCAGATACATCTGTAACTCTGAGCTGAACGGTACCAGTTGCATCTGGAAGTGTGATTGTGCGGTCTGCGGTTGGGTCTACTACTGTAAGAGTAGTTTCAAAATCATTTGCTGTTGAGCCTTCGAAGGTAATTTGTGTATCGAATACACCAACTGCTGCTGGGGCTGCCCATTTAATTCCAAGTGTCTCGCTGGAATCTGCTGTAAGAACATGACCGTTTGTACCAACGCCTAGGCGGGAAACTGCATCATCTGCACTACCTACAATTAAGTCACCCTTGGCATCAACGACACCTGCTGTAACTACATTTTTTCCATTTACGGTAGCTGTTGATCCCTCAACAACTAAACCATTTTTAATTCTAAAATTTTTATCTACTGTTGCCATTTTTTACCCCTTACGCCTTAAGCTTTTAAGGCGGTTCTATAATATCTAGCGGTTATAGATCCACTTGATGGTGTTACCGACAAACTAATTATACCTGAATTTTCTTCTAATTGCATAGTATAAAGAGAGGTATTTGTATTTGATGATATTTCGTATCTGTTTACATGTAAATCTGTTCCGTCGTTTATTATGTCTATTTGATCAGAAACAAACAAGTTACTCTTTTTAATCTGAAGAGTGTATCTTACTGTTGAATATAAGGCCTTAGAAAAAGTATCTACTACTGTTTTATTTTCTATTCCACTTATTGTTAGATCATTATTTCCTGCAAGCCCTAGCTCTGTTGCTAGTTGGCCTCCAGCTTCAAGAGAAGCTACTCTATAGTCAAGAGATGTGCTTACTGTTGAATTATTAACACCGACTTTTGCTTCGAGTGCTTCAATTGCATCATTAGCATTTGCATGCTGTTGGGAGTGTGACGGAGAAGAAAGACTATCTGTTCCGCTTGGATTTGTTATAGTATCCAAAGAACTAGGATAATTGGTTGCCATTGTTACCTCTAAAATTTAAAGCATTCGTACAAGATAATTTTACCACATTCTTTTAAAAATAAGCCTATCTAACAACATCTCCATCATAAGTATGTCTATGATCTTGAACTGTTGTTGCAACAAGCAAGAAGGATGAGGCACCAGACCATGTTGTGTCTGAAAGTTTTGGACCATAAAATCTTTTTTCAACATTATCTATGTAAAAATCATTTGTTATTCCAAGATTCGATGAAGGTGCACCGCTACCGTTTAAGATAGTATTTCCACGAACACCTTGTGGTCCAGGAGAAGAAACTATAAGATTGTTTACAGTTTCTGTAACTATTATCTTTTCATTCATTAAATAGTCACCGATCTTTTGAGAGCCATAAACCCTTCGAGGAGTTTAATTTTATTCCCAGCAGAATCGATGACCATAATATCATAGGCAGATTTTGGGTAGAACAGTTTATTTGTTTGAGTTGGTGTTAGCTTAATTGTTAGAGTTCCAGTTGCACCATTGATGGTAATACCGCCAGATGGTGATGTTAATGAAACTGCTAACTTAGGTCCGCCTGGTGTGTCTCGGATCTGCATTTTTGCTGATGCGCCAACTAAAGAAATTGGTGTTACTGCATCCTCTTCAGTATATTGAACCTGAAAAGTAAACGTAGCATTTTGATCTACTTCGAAATTTTTTTGTACTGCCATTTGCCATAGTCTCCTAAATAGGAATACTCCTGCACCAATTCTAGCACAGGAGTATTTCTAATCTACTGGTTACTTGTTCTGAAATCCGAAGCTTTTATCGTTTGGATTTAGAGCCTTAAGGATAACTGGGGCAACTGCGGCTACGCCTGCTGCGACCAAATCCTTTGGATTTGTGTTTCCAGTCATATATAGAGCCATAGCTGCTGCTAAAAATGCTCTTCCATATGTACCTAATGCACTTAGAATTTGTTCTTGCATTGAAACTTTCCCATCTTTGTTTAAATCGGCTTTATTAAATCTAGCCATATTTACCATCTCCAATCAGAGCGGTTGCCCTGAGAATTTGGGGTTTTGCCCCAAATACTATTGTATCACTAAGCTGATATATCTACTACTTCACAGTTTCCGTCTGAGCTGCATGCAAGAGTAGCGTTTGTTGAAGTTCCGTCTTCTGTCTCATAAAAAGATAGATCTTCCCAGCGAATATTTTTTGGCATCTTGGAAACAAGGGCCTGGTATTCTTCTTTTGTTACTTCTTGGTATGGAGCTTGCTTATATGAATGATCTGAGTGAGGTAGGAATGAAATTCCAGATACCTCATCAAAGTGTTTGTATACCCAAGCTCCTACTTCCATCCATTCATCTTCTTTTACAGAAACTGTGATTGATGGCTTGTGCTCACACCATGCACGTTGATAAACTAACCAAATATTTAAGTGTTCAATAGCGGTTAAGTCATTTCTTACAATTGCACCTTCTGGTGCTTTTACTGGGAATGAAAAAACGTATGTATCGTTTGGCTTCATAACATCATCTTCTACTGGAATACCAACTTCTTTAAGAAAAACAGAAATTGGATCGCCTTTTGAACCACGTACGGTACGAATATAATATGGAGAATGCCAAGCATGCATTCCTGAAGAGACCCCGACCAATTGAGATACTGTTCCTGATGGCTTTACACATGTAATAGCAGCAGACTCTGGAATCCCAATTTTCCCAGCCTCATCTTTATTTTTTGCCCTTGCTGATTCTCTAAGAGTCATTAAAAATGCTTCTAAAGAAACAAGGTCTTCTTTACCAGACATGAATTTATGTCCGAATTGTCCAGTTAAAGAAACTCCTAGTAGGCGTTCCTCTTCTGTATTATCTTTCCAAATCTTACGCAGGTATTTAAAGTCTGTAAGGGTAGACTGCCATGTACCAAGGATTGTTGCAAGTTCTACCTTGCGCTCAATATCTTTCTTTGTATCCTTTTCACGTAATACGACTTCTGAAAGGTTACAAAACTGATAAGGACGTAAAATAATCTCTGAGCATGGGTTAGTTCCGTAGTGTATATCTGGATCTCTTCTTCCATGCTTGGCTGCTTGGGCTTGGGCTGCAGCCACATTGTATATTCCTCGTTCTCCTGATTTTGAATCATATAAAGATTTCCATTCTGCAATAAATTGCTCCATCTCTGGCTTGCGTGAGTACGCAACAGAGTTATTAGACAAGGCACGTTGTGGGCTAGCCTCCCACCAGTTACCTGACTTAGCTTGTGCCATCTCAATGTCGTTAATATTGGAAAGAGAAATCATTGCTGAGCGACGAACTCCACCTACAACAACTACTTCACCAATCTTGCACATAATGTCGTGACATTCAATTGGTTTTAAATTTCTTCCAGTAGCATTCTTAAACTTTGCGATTGTAAAATCAAATAGGTTGATAAGTGGTTGTGGTCCTGATGATCTTCCACCCATTGTCTTAAGTCTTGCACCTGCTGGTCTTACTTTAGATACATCTATTGCTGGAATCTGTCCAGACCAAAGAAGTGCAATTAACTCACGGTATGCTTTTGCCCAACCTTGCTTTGAATCTTCTACTGTGATTACTGTAGTTGATTTCTCTAAAGATTCTGGAACGGCAGGAAGCTTATTAATATACTTGTACTCAACAGAGAAACCTACACCTGTACCGCACATAAGAATATACATTGTTTCATCAAATGAGCGTGGCGAATCAACTGGAAGAAAAGCACAATTGTATCCTGCAACATTATCTCTTTCCAATGCTGCTCCTGAAGTCATAACGGAGCGCATTGACGGCATGACATTTCGTTCGAATACACCATTTTTTAATTCCGCAACAAGCTTTTCATCTGGAATGTAATTATAATTTTCTTTAAGGTGACTCAGCATAAAATCAAAATATCTATCTACTGTTTCACCCCATGTTTCACGGCGATTTTCTTCTGGAATCCATCTTGCATATCTAGACAATGCAATAAAATTTTCGTATGGGTTTTCAATAGTTTTTGACATTTTAAGTGTAGCCTCTTCTTCCGCCTTACGGATTAATAATTTTTAGTGAATCCTAAGTGTATCAAACTTTTTTTTTAACGTCTAGCGCTAATTAAATTTTTTAACAATATGGTCAAAAGAATTCTTGGTCAACTCTAACCAGTTATATTCTTCATGTATTTTAGTTGACTGAGCATAATAATAACCTGAGTATGCACTAAAATTAAAAACAACATCTCTCATAAGCTCAACCAAATGTTTACGGTTTGGTTCAAAAAGTTTCCCTTCATGTGGGAACGGCCAAGGGGAATCTACTAAGTCTGACTTTAATTTTAATGGTCCTAAATATTTTTTATAATGTGCCCAGCTTCCAGTACATATAGTTGGCATTCCAGTAGCTAAAGCCTGTAATGGAATAAAGCCAAACCCTTCTCCATAACTTGGATAAACTAAAACATCATGATCATAATAAAGTTGGACCAATTCTAGATCTGTAAGTTCTTTTGTTATAAGATGAATATTATTAAATATATTATGAG